TATCTCTGCCCTCATATTGTGCCAGCTTAAACCAATCAACAGCCTCGGCATCATCTGTTAAGATCATACCACCCTTGGCAATTGGGAGTATCTTTCTAATATGAAAAGATAAGCACTGGTATGTGTTTGGGATATACATTCCCTTTGTAAATCTTGTGGCGCTGTCTACAACAGGATAGGGGTCTAACGTATAGACTCCTGACCATTCATGATCGACAAATTCCACCTCACATCCGGCATGTATAACGCTTTGTGGGACTGATAGGTATGTCCTCTTAGGTACTTTAACTTTGCCTGTGGCATTAAGGTACTTTAGGCAAAGAAAAAGGCTATTGGTACAGCTATCGGTAGCCACAGCGTATTTACTGCCCGCGTACTTAGCCACCTTGTCTTCAAATATTTCTACAATGTGCCAAGGATCGCTAACGGTGTAGCCATCTTGTTTTAATGATGAAATCGTTTTTTCTAATGAACTATACATTTTGCCACTCATATAATTTATAGTAGTCCCCGAGCACAAACTTTCTGCTCGCTGTAGCAGAGCTTTTAGCCGCAGACTCATCGTATTTATCATAAGGCAATACCCTGAAGTCCATACTAACCCTAGTCTTGCCTGTTTTGTTTTCTTTATTTCCGTGAATACATTTGTTACCATAGAAGATGGCGAAGTTTCCAACACCCATCTCTAGTGGGGCGAAGTCCCCTAAGCCGGGAACCGATTCTAGCCACATTGCATTGGAGTCCCACATTTTAGTGAGGGCAATCTGAAAATTAATCTCCCAGTCTGGATGGTTGTGATCTTCGTCAGAATCGTAATGCCACTTGTGAATGGCCTGATCGTTTGGTATGTGCACCCTGAAACTTGGGAAAGTCTGATAGAAGAATGATCTTCCGAACATTGGGGCAACCGTGTCCTTAATAAACGCCTCGTAGACCGTCTTTATATCGCCCCCCTCGTCAGAATTTAAGGCACCATAGAACGTAGAGTGAAAATCTGTTCTTGTTTCGTTGTCAAAGTTCAACTTGTCTGGCGGCATTAGCTCACTTCTAAGGTCGTGAAGATTATGTAGCTCGCCCTGTGGTACGTTGAATATCTTTTCAACCTCTCCACAGAAGTTATAATTACTGGTGTCGTAGGTGCTGATTGCGCTCATTATTTTTTCCTCGATAACATGTGACCTTCGATCCATGATGGATCAAAATCTTTCATACCATATTGGTCTTGAATATCCTTGAATTGGATATTTTCAAAATCCAAACTTTCCATAAGTTCTTCTGATTTAAATCTAGCTACGTTTAGGTTGTTTCTTCCTAAAAAGTATCCACCCTTTATAATATTCCTAGCTGCCCATTTTTGCCCATAAATTTTTAATTCTGGCGTTGTTGGAAAACTTCCAAGATCGTTATGACAGAACGCTATGGGAAAATCATCCAGCTCAGAAAGCGTCATACAATCCTTGACGACAACACGGGGGTGTCTGATTGGATTATGTAAGTCATACCCTATACATCTCTCATAGCCAAAATGATTGCATAGCAGATCAAACGCCACACATCTATTTGTTCCCAAGAGAACTATATACCCGTCTTCGGGAATGTCTTCAAGTTCAAGGATTACTTTTTCAAATATCTGATAACCATAATAATTCTCTCCATAGTTATCTACGTCGGCATGTTCTTCTGGACTATCGTACCAATAATCTTTACTGTAAAAATCTTTTTCTGACATTCTATCTCTCTTCTATATCTTGTAGGTTTACTAATCGCCACTCGTTATCATACTGTTTTATGTATTTATATCGCTCTTCGTCATCAACAAAAAGCGCCACACCCGGACTTTCTATACTCCACTCGTTTCCCCAATGTTCCCCCATTGGAACAGGTACAAAAATCTCAGTAGCTTCTGATAAAAACGCAGCACACCAAGAGAATGTGCTCTGTGACATTATTATCTTGTTAAAGGATTTTATTGCATTAAAGTCTTCAATGGTTGTGCCGCCTATTAGTTTAGGATTGTACTCTTTAAAGCTTTCCATATAGTTGTGAAACATGGGGTGTTCTAGTGTCTCTGGATCAGAACAAATATAAAGACTATCGAAAGACATCAACCCTAGAGCGGTTTTGAAGTACTCGGGCGGCATTACATATGGATGTTCCGAAAGGTCTCCGAGTATGCAGTCGCCAAGTCTTAAGTGTATAACGGCATCATTTTCGCTTTGTCCCACATCATAATATTCTGTTCTTAACCATTGTCTAATTTTTTCTTTATATGGCTTGTAATACTCATATCTCTGAAAGAATCCCATAGGTCCCAGTATCACCGGAGAGTCCTTTACTACCGTCATTTGATCCATGTCTACAACTTGATTTGTGAGCCGTATTGGCGTTCCATGAGAGATGTTCTCGCCGTCCACATCCTCGCCGGTTCCTACAAAGCCGTCAATAGCGTGAGCCATAAGCTTAAAGCCCATACGGTCTGCTAAAACCCTACCCATAGAATATTGTAACAGAGTGTTTCCAAGTCCGCCACTATAATTAACTGCTATCAAAGCCAATCCTCTATTTTGATTTTAGGTTTCCATTTTAACAACTTCTTAGCCTTGCTTATATCCGCCAGAGTGACTCTAGACTCCCCAAGCCTGTCTGGAATATGTGTTCGTGGGGCATAGTCATCAACCATGTTGGCAAGATCAATCATATTGATATTTGTGCCGGTTCCGATATTAAATGTCTCTCCAAAGATTTTGGGGTTGTCTGAAGTGGCGGCCAAGATGTTTGCATTTACAACATCGCTAACGTGGGTAAAGTCCCTGCGCTGTAGTCCGTCTCCCACTATCGTCATAGGTTCTTTGTCTTCGACTTGTCTCTGGAAGATTCCAACTACGGGAGCGTACTGTCCCTGTATCGGCTGTCGCTCTCCATAGACATTAAAGTATCGAAAGATTACTGTATTCAGTTTGAACAGATCGTTATACATTCTACACAAACCCTCTCCGGCAACCTTTGTTACGGAATATGGATTTAGACAGTCCGTAGACATGTCCTCGGTGTGTGGGGGATTATTTAGTCCATACGCAGAGGAGGTTGAGGAATATACAACCCTAGAAGCTCCCGATTGTCGAGCAGCCTGTAAAACGTTGCACGTACCACACACATTGGTTTGAGCTGCCAGAGTTGGATTTTTTATGGCTGGTTGTATTCTAGCCTCTGCCGCCAAGTGAAATACAACATCAACACCAGAAAACCACGGAAGTATTTTCTCGTAATCACATATATCTTCTACAACCTTGACGCACTTCGGATTCCAATAGAACTCCTCGTTTGATGTGGCTGACTCATTGTCTATACATACAACTTCGTGGCCATCTTCTATCAAGGAATCCACAATATGGCTTCCGATAAAACCAGCTCCGCCAGTAACTACAGTTTTTATTTTATTCATAATGGTGTCACAATATTTATCAATTCGTCTATATTCCAATTGTCCAGTATGCCATCAATCCGTTTGTTGCAGAAGTTATTAATTACTGTGGCGTGCGAGTCACTTCTAGCTATGAGTTTGAGCCTGTCATCAAGAAGTATGTCGCAGGCAGCGCTAAAGTTTACAGGATGGGTGAGCCATTCTATATCCCAAATGTATAAATACTTATCTGCTGCCGTGTGAGACTTTAATAACATGTCGGCTCCAATTAGGTCGGTCGCGATGACCACTCCGTCGTATCCGGCTAAAAATGATATATTTGAACAGGCGAAGTGGGGCTTTGTTACTGGCATCGCTGGCCTGCTATAAAAGGCCGATATAGAAAAATCTTTAGACATTGCGGCCTTGTTGAATTCCTTTATCATATAAAAGGCTTTCTGAGAAGGGCCCATGTCGTTTACAATGGCTGCTATCTTATTCATCTTTTGCCGTGCTCCTAAAATCCCCCTGAGTACATAGATAGGGATATGTGTGGTATACGTTTAGTTTGGCCTCGTGAAAGGCGTAGTTCAATTGCCAATCAATAGAAAGACAAAAGCTCTCCATGTGTGGAAGTATCTTGGATACGCTTTTCTTTTTATATAATATAGATGATGTTGTGTTTGTGGCTGGGTGAGCAGCCAACATGTATCCGTCTTTAAACGTTAGAGGCGTTAGTATTCCATGATCAAAAGCGCCACCTAAAAAGATAACATCCCAGTCGCTTGGAGCGTTATCAATAATGTCCTCTATTCTAGCTGGGTGATTAATAAACCGACAATCATCTTCTAGGAAAAGTCCAAACTCCTCATTCTGCTTCATAAATCTATTGAAGGCAGACAAATGCTTCATGTTTAAGGATATGGATGAGAGCGTCATTTCCTCATAGTTATGATCTAATTTTCCAGCATATCCATGTCCACGCCTAGAGACCTCAGAGACTTCCCGATGAAGATCGTGGTCTTTATCGTATCTGGCCAGATCTTCTTCTGTGAGCTCTTCGCGGTCGAATTCGCTTATGAATTCAAAGTCCTTAATTCCAGCAGCCAGCAGCTGTTCAGTTATAAACTGACGTCTGTCTTGTAGCGGAGTATAGTGCATTACGTATGTTTTATACACTTTGTTTCCCGTAAAAATCTTGCCAATGCTCAACCATTTCTTGCATCATAGACTCAAAGGTGTATTCTGGTTCCCATCCAAATGTTTCTTTTGTCTTGGCTGGATCGCCCCTTAAGTATTTTAACTCTTGGGCACGCATGAATTTAGCGTCTTGCTCTACGTAATCTTTGTAGTCCATGTCGAGACAGCCAAAAACAACTTCACACAACTCTCTGACTGAGTGCGTCCTACCTGTGGCAACCACAAAATCATCAGGAGTGTCGTGGTTAATGATATCAACCATAGCTCTGACGTAATCTTTGGAATGTCCCCAGTCTCTATAGGAGTCCATATTGCCCAAGAACAACTTATCTCTCATTCCTAAAGATATTTCTACGGCAGTTTTGACAACTTTATTTGTTACAAAGTTAGACCCTCGTCTGGGAGACTCGTGATTAAACAGTATTCCGTTGCAGGCGTGAAGTCCGTAGGCATGTCTATAGTGTCTCACTAAAGAGTATCCCATTAGCTTGGAACATCCATAAGGACTCACAGGAGTCATTGGTGTTGTCTCTCTTTGATATTTGTCGTCGTCTACACTATTGCCAAACATTTCGGAAGAACTTGCCTGATAAAACTTCGCTTCGGGGCAGTAGTTCCTATAGACTTCAAGCAGATTCAAAACACCCTCTGCGTTGGTCTTGATGGTAAAGGAAGGAATGTCTGAGCTTACACGAACATGACTCATTGCACCCAAGTTAAAGATGTGCGTGGGATTACATTCTTTTACGATGCGTTCTAGCGAACACCAGTCCATAAGGTCGCCATATCGGGTTTCTATACGATCTATAATATGGTCTATTCTAGATTCTTGGCTTTCCGCAACAGACTGTCTACGTATAACACCATGTACTTCATAATCTTGTTCCAGTAGATGTTCAGCAAGATAGCTACCATCCTGTCCAGAAATTCCAGTAATCAGGGCTACTTTTTTCATCTAAAAATCTCCATGTTTCTTAAGTCGGGCCAGTCTTCAATAGACCACTGTCGAGGTTGTGTTTTAATTGCATCGGGCAACTTGTCAAGTCCCAAGTCAGCGGTTTCGGGAGTCATATAATAATGATATCCCATGTGTTTTATGTTTTGTTCTCTCCAAGGCGTAAAGGGCTCTCTTCCATCGTGAGCCATAATTCTCAAGTCCCTCGCTACATGCTCGTCGTCCGTAAGTATCATTCCCCCACGCCCTAAGCTTAGGTGTTTTTGAAATTGAAAACTGAGGCACATCAAACTTTCTGGTATGTAGCTATCCTCTTTCCACAGAACTGCGGCATCATAAACTGTTATGCCGAACAGGGGGCTTCTTCCGACCTCATAGTAGTCTTGCCATCGCTCTTCGCGCCACACAAGCGGTATAGAGAGCTTCTTGGCCAAGAAAGGAATGGATGGATATGTTCTGCTAGGAGACTCTACGACGCTTGCGTTTACGTATCGTAGACACAATTCAACTCCGTGAGTACAACAGTCTACCGCAACGGCATAAGGAGCGCCAAAGAACTCAGCGATCTTTTCTTCAAATAATTTTACACTAGGTATAGTCATTTTACACCCTCCACATTTAGGCTGATGAGAGTTCCATTTTCTTTTTCCATATGTGGTATGTAGGCCTGAGAGTGGTCGTCAAATTCTGAGTGTTCAGTTTGTCTCCAGTCATATTTCTTGACGCTTTCAATCCCCGCAGACTTCAATACCTCAGAGAGACTATCGAAATCGTATGTTGTCTTATGATAAATAGTCTGACTACCCATTTTCATTCTTCCATACAGAGGGCCCAGAAAATTATCCAACGAACGTTGGTTAAGTGTGTTTCGTGACATTACATACATAATAGCCATAGCCTCAAAATCTGGCACAGCTATTCTGAGTATTCCTCCCCTTTTTAAGACTCTTGTCCATTCTTGCAAGATTGGTAAGACTTCTTCTCTGTCGAAGTATTCTAGTACGTGGGAGGCGTATATAAGGTCTACCGATTCATCGTCTATCGGGAGTTTTGTAATGTCGTTATGGTCTAGATGATCGTAATCTCCACCATCAACATGAACCCAATCATCACCAAAATCTCTCCATCCACATCCTAAGTGAAGTTTCATAATTGTCTCCATTCTTCGAGAGGTTCGTGGAGGCGCTCCTCAAGAAAAGCTATTTGTATACCTGTTAAAGTTTTCTTATAATTAAATGGCTCTGGCGTTGCTATGTGGTTTCCGTGCACCCTTGTCTTCTCGTCAACGTCGTTAAAATCCTTCAGGGCTCTCTGTATCTTTTTAGTGTTTTTGATTCCGCAGATTTTCTTTATATTGGCTCTTTTCTCTTTTGAAATTTCGACGCAATTGCGATATTTAAATCCTAATGCGTTGTTGAAAAAATTTTCCAGCTCATCAAAAACATAGTCATAATTATTCCAGAACTTTTCGTATTTTAGTTTTAGTTTAGCGCCTTTGTTTTTTGACATGTCGTAGGCGTATTGTCTGTACTGCCATTCAAGCGGCGGTAGATAATGATTCAGAGTGCTGTCGTCTATTTTTGAGGCGCCACCAGTTCGAGCAATAGAAACAAAAACATCTAGTGGGTGTCGGCAAGATATTATTAGAGCGTCCAAGCTGGAATAATGTCCCGGCGGATGCTGTGAAGGCTGTTCGTATTCGGGGAAAACACCATACAGAATTCTACGAATAAGTGTAGACCCTGTCCTCGGCATACTATACTGCACAAGGTCACGCATTAAAAACAACCTTATCCGCATCCTTCCCAAAGTATGGGCCACTCTTGAATTCATATACCACGGTGCCATCTTCTAGACACTCGTACTTATGTCCGCCCCAGAAGCTTATCGTGCAGCCACCAGCCGAAACCACTGCCGATCCCATCGGATTCTGGTCTTCGTCATAATACGTAATCCTTATCTTTCCCTTTAGAACAACCCACGCCTCTTGTGTTGTATCAGTTGTTCTTTCACAGGGAATGTGGACATGTGGATCAAACTCTTTTCCATCGTCCATATTTATAATGGCACACTGTAGATACTCTCCAGCATCAGTTGCGTCGAATCTTCCCTCTGGATATTCGTCTACATTAAAGTAACAATGATAGAGCTTCTCGCCCTTATATATTTTGTGCATCTTTTATCTCCTTATACAGTGTTATATCCTCTTTATAGAGATTTGCCACTATATTTTTAGTTTCTTCGGTATAATATTCTTCAAAATGTTGATGTTTACTTTTATTGATAATCGGCACCTCAATAAGGTCTTGATTATGTATAATAGAGTATAATTTTCTAGTCTCCTCTTCCAAATTTTCAAAAAGTCCAATATGGTCAAAGTTTTCTCTCTTGCCAATTCTACGCATCATGGGCATTACATGTTGCTGTTCCAGATAGTATTCCGGATCTTCGCTTGCCAGCTTAACCCAGTCTGAAAAACTGTTCTGGGTTACGCCATACTTCATAGCGTCGTTGGCATCTCCAGACCAACACCCGCCAGACTTAAGGTAGCAAAAACAGCTTACTAGTCTGTCGAAGGGGTTTCTTATCACTGTGAAGGAATAACCCTCTGGCTTGGACTCTACAAAGCCGTGTCCAGAAGTTAGCCCAATGCCACTAAAAAGATGTTCCCACATTTTACCACCAGTCTTTGGTATGTGCAAGAAAAAATAGTTGTTTCCATTATGGGAAAATTCTCCAGCCACTATTTAACCCTTATACAAAATTGAGAGCCTTGTAAATTTATTTCCGCCTCTAGGCCGGTTTCCTCTGTGAACTCCCGTACCGCCCTCTCCGGGCCGCCGTTAGAGTACGGGTCGCTATCGTTGCTTCCGTAGTCGTCTCCACAGAGAAGCCCTCCGGTCTTTACGAATGGCAAATAGTGCCTCAAGTCCTCTAGTACGTTCTCGTAGCTGTGGTTGCCGTCTATATAAACCCAGTCAAAGTACTTTTCTGAGAACATCGCCTTCGCAGAAAACTCTCTATGTATCTCCACTGTCTCGTTTCCAGCAAACCTGTCCACTACATCGTCATATATTCTGTCCATTTCTTCTTGCCCACAACAATAAATTCTTAGCTCGTTGGGGTCATCTACTGGAAAATCTTGGTGAACCCAAGGATCTATAAGGTGCAGCTTTGAGGGTTGTTGATTCAGTATATGTTCTGAAAATTCACCCTTCCACACACCAACCTCAGCACAAACATCTCCCGGCTTCACTCTATTCAATTCTCTCATTAAAATCCTAACTCGTTAAGCAAAAATTATAGTACTCTTCATCTATTAAATCCAGATCTCTTAGTGCAAGCAAACACTCATAGTCTTTTTTTAGATATCTTTTTAAATTGTTTACCGCCTTGTCAGACATGGTGTCGTCGTATGGTTTTCCCCAGTTGTCGTGGAGGGTGTGACTATTGCGACGCTCTTTACACTCAAATCCCAAAACACTCAACACATCTCCGTGTATATGTTCGCACCTAATAACGCCAACAATTGATTCTGGTTGATTTTTTATTAGGTCTTCGATGTACCAAGCTATGTTCATCCCCAAATGGTTGTCCATATGCTGATTGGTTTCAACACCCTCGTCGTTTACCAAGTCCATTATTGTGTGGGTTTTTATTAGGGTTTTTGTTGTTCCAGAATCTGCCTTTATATAAATGCCAACCGATGGTAAATCATCCCTTGTGATTAAATGGTGAGCGTCTATGTTTAACTTTCCCCCTTCATCATATATTGCCTCAGCAAGCCCGTTGGCCGTTTTGTAAAGATTAAACCTTTGTGTATTTTTCTCTATGTGGTTTAGCGCTTCCTGATTTACTGTGTCACAGACCGAATAGGCGGAATACATATGATAGAACGCAGACACAAATCTGTCTATTGGATTTCTTATTACTACTACATATTTGCCATTTTGACCTAGGGCCGGTCTTGTTGCGTGTAGGGTTTTATAGGTATCGGGAAGAACCGACTTAACGCTAGATCCACCACACTTTCCAACGTGGATAATTATTGGCGTGCCGATCATATTCCCACCTTTTCAAAAAATTCTGACAATGATTCTGGCGTTGCGTGATGTGGGACTTTCCCATCCTTGAAAACGGGTTGCTGTAAATAGCTTAGAAGTTTTGATTCATCAGATAACACTTCCTGTATCTGGTCGATAGCCTCTTCGTCAGAACTAAAGTCACTTATGTCAATAAAGGCTTTTTTATTAAAGTCTTCTCCTACATTCTTTGGCCCCCAGTATATGGGTAGACATCCGGCGTAGAAAGCGTGAAGTATTTTTTCGCAAACATATCCATCTCTAGGGTCGTTCTCAAAGCATAGATTAGACTTGAAGTTTGATATAAACTCTATCTTTTCTAGGTAGTCGCTGTTTCCTGATTTTTCAACCATCTCGGCTGTGTTTCTAAGGAAGTCTCCACCGTGCGCAACATCAATCCGTTGTGAGATCGCGGGATAGAAGTCGGCGCGTTTACCAAGAGTCCCAGAAGCTACGGAGCAGCATGGCTTTTCTCTGTGAGATATCTCTCTGCTACAGAGCTTTTCTAGAGAGACGTAATATGTTGGCCCACGATTTATGTCGTGTGCAGGAGCGTTATTCCAATTAATTTGCGTTGCCCAGAAAGGAATCCTGTAATTTCTCTCGTCGTCTAGATTGCAGCTATTAAAAGAGTAGTCACAGTTGTCATAATTGGGTTCGCCAATCCTGTTCATAGACTCTATAAACCAAGATATTGTTACGGCGTTGTTGTCCTTGTGAGGTCTGGGCCCCTGACAAACTATTATGTCCGCACCATCATTAACAATTTCCACACGATGTCTTAACTTAAGAGCCACCGTTATGATATTGTCGTGGACTGGAAAACCTCCCCAGAAATTCTCGAACTTAATTCTCATTAATAGTGTCCTATTTTATTTAACTCTTTTGTTATGTATTTACCCACAGCTTCAGGGGAACACTTTTCTTTCCACCATTTTTTGGTTCGTTCATGGTAATCTCTGAGCAGCTCTTGGTTCTCTAGTATTGATGGAAGCATATTTGATAGATCGAGCCAATCATTAATCTCTATGTGTGGAGCGTCCTTATAAAACCACACATCGGGTTTTGGTTCACTAATTATTACACAGCCAGCCCTAGCGGCTTCAAAATACCTAAAGGTCTCACTGCTTGTATATCCTTTGGGACATAACGCCACTTTGCTGTTATACATGACCTTAGCATATTCAGGAATACTCAAACCCTTTGCCCACCCCTCATAGAACAGAACAAACCTCTGATGTTCATCTGAGGGTAAACGGTCTATAGAAAACTTTAAAGCGTGCCTAGTGGCCTCACAGGGAGCCTCTGGGAGCGTTCCGCTAAAGCTATAGGCGTATTCCCTATCTTCAAATGTCACATCCTCATGCTCAAACCCCTGAAGGTATCCAAGCGGCAAAGCTTTTACTTTTGGGTGTTGTTGTTCTGGTAGATAATTTCTAAATGTCAGTAGTACGTTTGGATGATTGGTGAACTTCTCATGATATTTGTGATGTTCATCTGACGTGACAAGAAGTATGCATTTATTTTTAGTCTTTGGAATATCCTGATCCCACTTCATGAAAACAATATCTAAATCGTCTATAATGTTGACGTGTTTGGTTATCAGGTTGAAGTAGTCATACTCCCACTTTCCATCTAGTTGTTCTATTAATGTTTTCATTTTACTTTTTCATACAAGGCTAGACCCACAGAATTTTCCGACTCTTCGTTTGGCCATTCTCCCATTACTCCAGAAAGACATTCTATTTCCTTCCAGCTTTCGCTATTTTCAAGGTATGGTCTTAACGCGGCGTTCTTGATAGAGAATCCACCCTCTATTCTTTCTTCTACTTCCCAGTCGTGAGACGCAAACATGGTTCCTACAGGAACAACCTCTTCAAGCATCTTAAAGTCTTCTAAGTTTAATTCTGGATGCTCTGGCCCATCAAAGAATATAAAGTCTGGAATTATGTTGCTGGAAATCAACCTAGTTAAAAACTCGGTAGAATAGTCACACGACACTCTGACAAAATCTTTGTAGTCTGGATGGCTAGAAAAATAGGGTTTCGATTTGTCAATTTCCACTGGGTCAGCATCACAAGTATAGAATTTTGTATCGACACACTCGCCATCATCTTTTAGCGTCTTTAAAGCGTGTGCTATTTGGATGGTAGATCCACCACCCTCGCCGCCGCCAACCTCAAATATAACAGATGGCTTTTTTTTGCACACCCACTCATGCAGTTTGTCTCTTTCAAAGAAGTGCATCTGACCGCTCAAGTCCTCTAGTTCTGGGTGATTATATTTATTAGACATCTACAAACTCCTTTAGGTTCTTGCTGTGTATATGTAGGTTGAATATCTTGACTCCGTTTACCGATGGTTGGCCGTCAAACTCCACGCTTAGGCTTTCGTTGTCAATGAGCTGACCTATGAAGTGTTGAGGATCTGTGAATCCTGATGAGTGACCGTTGTTCGTGCCGCCCAAAAACTGACCATAAGATCCGGGATCAAAAACCATTTCGCGGCTCTGTGTTGGTAGCGTGGGAAACGCAGCTACAATATGCTCTCTGAAGGCCATATGTAATAAAGACATTTCACTAACATGATCGCGAAGATGTTGCGACAACCTAGTTTCACCATAGGAAGACATCAGCCAATTGAAATACTTGCACACCTTTTGCAGGTGGTCAAATTCTGGTATGTGGGAAAACGCAAACGTGGCCTTGTTGTGAGACATCGGAAGTATCATTGCCACCTCGTCAAGAACCGGAACTGTCGACAGGTCACCGTACAGCAAAACGTCGTTCTCAAAATGGAAAACGTTTTTGAGGTCGTTTTGAGATATGTAGGCTTCTAGGTAATAAATTCTCTCTGCCGTGCGATGCCAGAACAACTCTGGGCTTGGATGGGTTGTGTTGGGTGTGCCATGTCTCTTAAACCAGCAGCACTCATTAAATTCTCTCAATAAGTCGCTATCTATAGACCCTTGGGAAACCCACTTTATATCCAGCTCATCGAATATGTCCTGATTGTCCGCACATATAAATCTAATGTCGGCATCTGGATTGGTTTTACGGGCTTGTCGCAGAGATATCTTTGTGTACTCTGGAATGTCGCCGCCGTCAGATATAAAGGTATTTATAATCATGTTAAGTCCAGCTATGTATCGTGAACAGATCTATATCTTTCTCGGAATTTATTTTTACCAAGTTGTTGATTTCTTCTTTAGACCAAGAGTGGTTCGCCATCTTGCCATTGAGTTGAGTCTTGGTCTTTTGTATATTATATACATGTGGGTGATGTTTTGTCACATAATTTCCATACAGCTCAAATTCTGACAGCAGGCAATCGTCTGAAACATTGTCATTGCAGAAATCCAAAAATTCATTGACGTCTGGTACAATTTTTCTACAAATGGTTTTGTCAAGCATCATAAAATCGTTAATAAAAGTGAAGTCTACTTGTCTGCTTAGACCATAAGCCTTTTCCATAAAGTGGAAATAAGCGTCATGCTTTTGGTCTCTGTCGCTAATGAAAAATTTAGGCTTTTCTTCATCAAAAAGATTGATGGCTCTATTGAATATTAAATCGCTATCGACACATAAATAGTGGTTGTTTTTGGTAAAGTCTTGACACAACTTAATAAATTGCTGATATATCCAGTTTGGCCTGCGGTAGTTTATATCGCCTTTTTTAATTGCTATAGCTTCGTCGTCATGAACGTGAATCAAGCCATCCGACTCAACCCTGTCTGGCGACACTATGTATATACCTTCCGGCTTTGGGTTAAAAAACTCAAGACAGGAGTTTATACAAAACCCAAGCTTAACATAATCTTTTGGATGGCACAAAACCACTAAATCATAGTTCATTGTTGATCCTTTTGCTCCAGTAAGACATTTTTAGCAGATCGGAATCAAATAGAGATCCGTCAACATATTTATAGGCTTGCTCAAGAAAGTCTTTGGTGATGTCTTCCCACCGATTCACAAAAAGAATAGGAAGGTCTTTGTTAAACTTGTGAGCAGCATAAAGTTTACATATTGGAACACACCCCATATATAAGGCCTCCCAAAGTCGATGGGTGTCAACTCCATTTCCTCTTGGGCACAAACAAAAAGCGTATTTTGCCAAGTTGTTGCAAAACAGACTGTGCTGAGATCTGTCCCCGTTGGCTCCAGTATATGTGTCGTATGTGTCCGGACGCAGGACGCTTAAGGCGTGGTTTCTTTCTGGGTGAGTGGCCGGATTAAACTGCACAAAGGCTTTGGCAGTTCGTGGCTCTTTAGGTTTTGTTTCTAGCATTATCTGCTGCTTGTAAGGAAACCAATACTCATTTTCTAACCCTATTGGCAGAGAGTATACGCCGTCCCGATCAATTCCTCTGTTTTGCGCGAACCATCTATGAAGGTTAGCGGGTACGTCGCCACATTCCGCCAACAGGTCACTATTATGAGTGACGAGCGTAAATAGATTGTCTGGATTGGCCCGAATAACACCCATTGCTGCTGAGAGATTTTCTGTTTTTGCGTATATGCTAACATGTTCTTTGTCAGGAACCTCAAGCTGTTCTGTGTAGGGTAGGTTTCCCTCTGTCCCCACACGCATGTCGCACACATGAGGAAAATATTCTCCTCTTATAAACTCTTCTGGATCTATCATTCTAGTCCCTCAAGTATGTCTATTTCTTGATGTGGGCAAACGATATCGCTAAAGTCAATCTTGTCAACATTTAATCTCTTGCCGGACATATAGAGATGATTTAGCTCGGAGGGTGTATAGCTAAATTGGTCACCAGACCTATTTTCCGCACATGACTGAACTCTGTTATTGGGGCTATTTACAACACAGCTTTGTTCCAAGGCGTACATCATTACCGGGAGATCAAAATAGAATCTTTGTAGCTTGGATTCAAACTCGTTTGGGGTTTGGCTCCAGCACCAGTTTTCTCTTGGGATACCTCTGTGCTGATAATGTTTATTTAGAACTTCAAGCTCTATGCAGAATTCTAACATTGTCTCTCTTTTAAATATGTGACCGTCTACTGAGAGCGGATATGCCCAGTAGCCACATGTGGGTATACTTGTTCTGTTCCACACTATGAATGGCGGATCGCTAAAAACCTCTCCGGGAATGTTGTCATTCCTAAGCGTTCCGTCGCCGTAGTCTCTTTGTGTTGTATTGACGCCCATCCTAAGACTAAAGCACGAGGCTCCGGAATTAAAAACATGATTTAGCTGGAGATTGTTTATGGACACTTTGCGGTAAACAATATTGTCATCAGTAAAGAAACATACATAGTTAGATGCGGCTCCGCTAACGATCCCCAATATATCTACGAATAAGGAGTGTGACTGCTCATAAAACGAAACGTTGGGGTGTTCCGCCTTGAGATTTTCATAGGATTCTTTATACTGCCGTTCTGACGTTTTGTATATAACTATCACATCGTCACAGAGATCAAAGTTTTTCCCAATCGTTTTCAGCGTTAAGTCAAGCTGTAACGCCCTATCCTTACTGAATATTATTGAAGTAATCAACAAATTTTTCCTTGTTTTTATAGAACCAGCTCACTGTTTCTTTTAGCCCTTTGTAGAGCTCTGTCTTGGCTTGGAAGCCAAGCACCTTGTAAGCCCTACTTGTATCGAGACATCTTCGGGGCTGTCCGTCCGGATAATCGGAATTAAATTTTATTTTGCCTTCATACCCCATAATTTCTGATAGGGTTTCTGCTAATTTTCTGATTGTTATCTCGCTACACGTTCCAATGTTTATGGGGTGAGGAGTTGTGTCTCTTTCTAAACATAGGGAAATGGCGGATGCGCAATCGTCCACATATAGAAATTCACGACTAGCCGAGCCCGTTCCCCACAACTCCACACTTGAATCATTATCTTCGATAGCTTTTGCAAACTTTAAGATAAGAGCTGGTATAACATGACTCTTTACTGGATCAAAATTATCATTCGGCCCGTACATATTAACTGGTATTAGATTGGTGCAGTTGAAGTCATACTGTTTGTTATAGGCTATTAAAAGCTCCATCAGTGTTTTTTTTGCAATTCCGTATGGAGCGTTGGTTTCTTCAGGATATCCATTCCAAATGTCCTCCTCTTTAAAGGGTACAGGAGTGAACTTGGGATATGCGCAAACAGTTCCCACCATTACAAACTTTTTAAGCTTGCCATATTTTCTACATGACTCGATTAGGTTCATGCCCATTGATAGATTGTCGTACATATAGAGTCCCGGATTTTCTCTGTTCGCACCTATACCTCCGCACGTTGCCGCCAAGTGCACTACGACGTCCGGACTGAATTCGCTTAGAGCATAATCAACATATTTTTGCTTAGTTAGGTCCCATTGAGCCTTTCCGGATAATGGAATAACTTCATACGCTTTATTTTTTTTAATTTGGCGACACACAGACTTTCCTAAAAACCCGTTTGCTCCCGTTACCAATATTTTTTCTTTTTTCATTTAAAGACTCCTTGCTACTTCAATCATTTGTTTAGATAGATCATCAAATCCACACTCTTCTAATATCGTAGCACACCTATGAAAACCTGTATGGTTCTCTTTGACGTACCTATGTCCCCTTTTAGCTATGGCTTCACGTTCTTCCGGAGCGTCTAGGTAATGGTTTATTTTTTTCTCAAAGTCTTCTGGAGAGTTGGCGATAACGATTCCATCGCCAAACATCTTATAAGAACTAACCTTGTCGGAAATACAGAACCCTCCTGAATATAAGATCTTAAAGATTCTTTCGTTTACATCTATTCCAAACTCGTGAGCATGGGGCTCGCTTAGATTTGGACATATTTTTGCAGAAACAAATAAATTCTTAACGTCAGAGTCGCTTATAGCTCCACAATACTGGTTAACCTTCCAAGGCTGATTCCCGAAAATCTTGACTTTGTGTTTACCCACGGGATCTAGTAGCGGGAACAGATACTTGTCTATAATTAGACCTTTGTGTGGCCAGTAGCCACCCACGAAGCCAATGTCACATTTTAATTTTTCGTCTACTACCGCTCCCGAATACATAATGGTGTCGGCACACATCATCAGGGAAACTGGCTTGATGCCTATTGTTTCATAGTGATTGTGAGTTACCTTCATGGCCTGCCCGCCGTAGTGTATATGAACAAAGTCGGGCTTCCCGGTTTCTTCTTTAAGTTTTTCCAAGACCTGTTTCTCTTGCTCAGAGCAAAACAGTATATTGTATTTCTGCTTATCTACTATTGGTTCGTGATCGCCCCAGTCGCCAGCCCTTAAGCCAACCTTGAGGTGCGGCCTTTCCTTGATACACTTTATCGTGGCGTCATCTAGATTGTACGACTGTCCCATAAAAATGTCCGGCTCGAACATATCAAACGCATCAAAAGCTGATACGGATTTATAGTCCCAAAGCTCGGCCTCGATGCCACAGGCGTCAAAGGCGTGCTTCCAAGCGACTCTCTGAAAAAAGTGCGCGTGGGTTCCGTCACTAGATATCATTACCTTCATTACTTTAAGTCCTTTATTCGATCTATTTCAAGTATGGACATACCTGCTGGCTCATAGCATTTAAATTTTGCTCCCATAGATATCATCTTGTTTAGGATTTCAAATGACAACATTTTCTTGTGCGTGTGATCAAACTTGTTAAATATATTCTTTAGTATCTTCATTTCTTTTCCGGTAACGTATGCCATCTGACACCACTTTGTTGAAAGTCCATAAGAGAAGATTGTCGCGGTATCCTCGAAAACGGTGAGGCCAACCTCCTTATTTAAGATCATGTCCTTATTATCAACTATAACAAAAGATTTGGAATAGTCAACATTTTTCAGCGTAGATGTGTTAAAATATAAATCACCATGCATAAATAGAAAGTTTTTCTTTAGGCCGTTGTTGAATGCGAGACGTATACTTTCTGAGGTGTTTGTTTCGTCGTGAATTTGGTTTTCAACTATTCTAACGTCTCCTCTCATCTTTTTTATAATCTTTTCAGCCTTGCATCCGACTACGGCGATTATATCCGGAGACTCAAAACAATCTCTTATTGTCGACAGTTGATGCTCTATTAGAGTTTTGTTTCCTATCTTTATTAGACTTCTTGGTTCGTGAGACTTAATCCTAGAACCTGATCCAGCACTAAGTATGGCAATTGTCGTATCCGACATATTGTTATAAGATTTGTGCTTGCTGTTTGTTATTTTTGTGGTAAATCTACCGCTCATTACCTACTGCCTAAAATCTGAGCATGTTTTTGAAAGATCTCGCCTGTCATTTTTAGTGACTGGTTGTTCCCGTGTTCGTTTGCTCTAGCCAAACACTCTGGAACATGTGTAATCATACATATTTTTGATAACCTTATCCACAGGTCATAGTCCTCGGTACATCCTATAAATCCTTGGCTTGCCGGACCATGCAGCCTGCTGTCAAAAAATTCTCCGTTGGGAAGCCTAACGGCTTCTAGGTACTCTTTTTTGATAAGTGAATTGCTATGGACTATACACCTCTGTAATAATACCTGTCTATCGTATGGTGGCTTTAGCTCTTGCTTTGAGTATACTGGAGTCCTTATGTCGTAGTCAGCGTAAGCAACTCCGACCTCTGGGTATTCAACCAGCTTGGCAACAAGCTTCTCAACCTTTTTAGGATAGTACTCATCATCAGAGTCTAGTATGCCGAAGATGTCAGCCCATTCTAAAGCCGCCTCAATAGCTACGTTTCTAGCAACACTAGCTCCCGAGTTTTCTATCCTCATGAAGTTGTATTTGTCTTCTTCGCTTATAAGAGAAGCGTGTTCGCCTTTTTCCTTTTTATATTCCGAAAGCTTCTCCCAAGAGTCGTCCGATGAGCCATCATCTACTAAGAAAATTTTGATTGGACCATCGTAGGTTTGGTTTTCTATGCTTTTTATTGCATTAATAACATAATCGCCATAGTTATAGTTGGCTATAATAATTGCCACTTTAGGATTCATTAAATTCGCTCCAGTCAATAAGTGTTTGATCGTCGCTTTCTATCGCCGCCTCTTCAACCTTCTCTAAAAACGGCCTGTTGTCCACAATCTCGTCCTGAAAGAGTTTTGGCTTGTTTCCATTTACGAACTTAAATAGCGCGGTTTGAAACAGCAATCCATTAACTCCGGAATACGGCTTAACCACCATGAGTTTTTTTATATCTAAATTCACACGCTTGTGGATTCTGTATATCAGATCCCTCGGAATACTTTCTCCGGCAGAGGTCACATAAACATATCCGTTTTTCGCGTGCTTGAACGCCTCATCTATAGTCCTAATTGGGTCTTCTATTTTAACTTCTAGCTGCAATATGTGATATTCTGTTTCATCGAAGTCAAACATGGGCTGGAGAATCTCAAAGATTCCTTCGTTATATTGCACCTTGTCATTGATTACCACAACATATCTTGGGGCAATTGATTCCTGCCCTTTAATGTCTTCCAGCGTTTTTGCAAGATCATCTATGGCGTCTTCCTTGCTAGTATCTAACAATACAAAAAATCCAACACGAGGACTAATCTCCTTTAGTGCGGTCTCTTTAATGTCCTTTGATTCAGCTAGAGAAAGGTCGTTTAGCCATTCTTTTGGTCTGTAGGTGGTGCAAAATCTAGACAAAACAAAGAAGTTTTCATCATCTTTTTCTTGGATTCCCAGCTTAGACGCTCTGTCTAGCTTACAAGACAGCTGTTCTGTTTCGTTTACGTCTGCAAAAACACAACCTCTGCAACTGCTTTGTACACTCATTGAGCTCTCCTTGCTTTGATCACTATGTTCGATGTGGCTACATCAAAATGTTTCTCTGTAATTTGAAGGTTGTCGGGAATTAGTGATTGTATTGTTTCGGTGGAACATAGACTCTTAACACCTTCGCCCCTGAATAAAATACTGTTTAGAGACTTCTCATCTATTTCCTCCCTAGAAAGCTTTTGGGACAGGATGATGATGTCTGGTTGCACTATTGTAAGTTCTGACTTTAGCCTCATCTTAGATGCGATAATTTTCATCACTTCTGGAATTTCGTCATAGGAAAAAGAAGAAAGGAAATGATCACAAATTATAGATGTTGCTTCTCTGTCCTGAACCATATCATTAAACGATACAATATTGGAAGCCCATTTATATGACTTATCTACTGGCCCTGATGAAGAAAGGTGGATTCTCATTTTTATTCCTTATATTTTTCTATGGTTGAATAAAACAAATTATTCCAGTTTTCAGTAAACTGTGTTATGTTATATTTTTCACGTATGGTCTCTTGAGCCTTTTGTCCCAAGCTGTGCGCCATGTCAGGATCTTCCAGCAGCATTTTCAACATTGATCTTAGGGTCTCGGGATCATTGGACATTAGTCCGTTTTTTCCGTGTTCGATTATTTCTGGAATCATACACGTCTCTGTTGAAACTATGGCACAGCCACACGCCATAGCTTCCATCAGCACTGTGGGAACTGGTGAGTGTAGGGACGTGTTGTAGAATATTCTGGAAGAGTGATATATCTCTCTCAGGTGCTCGATAGACGACGCAGGTTCTGACAATCCGGGGCTTTTTCCAAACACGCGAACGGGTAGTTCTTGGGTGGTTCCCTTCCACAATTCCCATCCACAACACCAATCTCTATTTGGCCAGTCATTGACCACAGATAAACAGGCGTTGTCTCTCTCCACTTCTTCGGGCTCCATCCAAAAGTTGCAGTCTATTCCGTGTTCGATATATTCAGCGTTTGACTCATTACAACCCCATGCGTCCCTGTTGAATTCGGATATAAATGACCTCTGATCTACCCAAGACGACACCTCCTGAAGCTGCTGTATCTGCAAGGATGTATCTGTTCGTATGTCTGGCAATACGTGATTATGTAGTATAACGGGCACATTCAGGTCTTGCTTTATTCTCTGAGAAATTGCAAGCCTTTCGCACGGAGTGTGACACAGAACCAAGTCTATGTCAACGTAGGGCGGCGGAACACTATCTATCTCAGAATAGTTTTCTGGGATTTCCCCATAGTCCTTATCCCATTTTTTACCATGACTTATTGCATAAAAATTATGTCCAGTTTTACATAGTTGCTGTTCATATCTTTCATGGGTGCAAAAGGTTAGTATGTTTAGCTTTTCACGAGAGTCTAAAACGTGCTGTCTTCTCATGATGGCCCTTACGGCTTCAGGTGTTGCTCTACTAGTCATTCAACAGCTCCTTTAGTTGTTTGCCAACGTTGGCATGGTCGTACCCAGAGGCGTGAACTTTAACCTTCTCACTATCTTCCTGCGACTCTTGCGAATTCCACTTTTGATAAGCTTCCCGCATAGCCGAGCATAGTTTTTTGATGTTAATTTCTTGCCATTCACTTCTGGCCGTATCGAGATTCGATATTGTTGAAACAGCGCCCAAGCACGGAACGGAGGAGGATTCGACCGCGGCCCCAATGCAGAAGTCGTCCATTCCCGTGTTGGCGGTGTGGATAACAGGAATTCCTAGAGACATTGCCTCTAGGGCCGGAATACAGAACGCCTCTCCCCTGCTAGGCATCACAAAAGAGTGGCACTGACCCAGAACCGATACATAGTCTTTCTCTTCCAGTCTTCCAGCTATTATGATCTCTTCTCTATATCTACTACGTATCTTTAGGCCAGACTTAACATGTTTTATATAGTCTTGAATTTGCGGCAGCTCTACCTTTGAGGTTTTTATGAGTAGGTTTACAGGTTCCTGAAAATCAAACTCTAGATGAAAAGCTCGTATGAGAGCCTGTAGATTCTTCCTCTCTATAAACTCTCCAATAAATGCAAAATTAAAAGTTGGTAGCATTTCCTCTATTTTGTTTCCACCATTTTCTTTTTGATACTTTGAAATATCTAGTGAGTGTGGTGCCACCTTAATTGGTATCTTCACGTCGCTATTCTCACAAGAGACTTTAGCGGAGTTACTGGGAACCCACAGCTCATCCATCAGGTTTATATTGTGCTGCCATCCGGTATCCTTAAAGTGGCTACTCTCAACAGCCAAAAACCCTATATTCTTATATCTTGAGTCATAGGAATACAGGTGTGGAAGGGTGTGTTGTATACATACGTCGCATCCCTTAGTAGAGGCCGATTCCAATATCTTTATTTTGCCGGGATAGTTTTGTTGCTGCGATTCAAACGTTATTGCTCGTGGAACAACATCAACTCCGGCACTGTCTAAGGCCAAGATATTATTAATACAGGCATTAGCCCATCCCGTACCATCTCTATAATTTCCTATATAGAGTACTTTCATTATATGTGCCTCATGTCAATAGTTATCATTCCGTCATTACCAAATCCATGATGTGTCTCGAATTTAATTTTCTTAGACTTTAAGTATTTTACAAGACTGACGGCTTTGCTTTTTATATCGTCGATCAAGACAACAGATTTTGTGTTTTCTATTTTCTTGAATTGATCCAGCGTTTGCTTGTCTCCTATGTCTCCGTCTGCGCCGTCTAGATAATATATATCGTAATCCTCTGAGATGCTCTCTATAGCGTCTCCCAATTCAAGGCTGGTATTATATCCCAGTCTCTCAGCCATAAACGAAGAATTTGCTAAGTGGTCTAGGTCCACATCGGCAATAGTTAACGATCCTCCAAGCTCTTTTATGTAGGCTCCAAATATTGTGTCGCTCCATCCAGAGCCCCAGCGAAACTGAGTCTGTAGCGATTCTATTCCCCCTACCTGAAATATTTTTACAGGAGAGCCGTCAAACAGTTCCAAAACATATCGTATAACTGGATCTCTCAGTTTTACATCAGTATTCAGTGTTATGTCTGTCTGTCCGGCCAATAAGGCTAAGGCAAAGCTAAAGTCCATATCAATCAACCCCTTGGCTTAATGTTGCGTCTTACGTTTTCCCAGCTGTTTATTTGGTTTCTAAAGTTAACCATCTCATTGCAGGCCTCGTCAAAAGAAAACTGCTTGTTTCCCTGCATTGACTGCTTGTGAGATTCATTAAAATAAAAATCCTTATCTACGTTTTCACACCTGTATCCAAAAGTGCAGTCCTTTAAAACCTTTTTCCACAAATAGCTTCCAACCCACTCCGGCTTGTGTAGTATGTTGGTAAATATAAAGTTTACCTTTTCGATACTCGACTGTAGGTGGGATGGTATGCTTTTGGCTGGCTCAAATATTCTCGGTGGAGACAGCCATGTTTCACGAGGGTCTTTAGGCTGCACAGTGCTTAGGTGTTGAGCCCAAACATCTGCGGCCTTATCCCAGCTATAATGATCTATGGCTCTCTTGCGAACGTCTGCACCAATTTGTGGTATTTTGTCTTTTTTTGAATGAAGGTCTATCAACTTAGAAACAAAGTTGTCGTTGTCTGGAATAGCTCTGTTGCATCCGGTTTCACATTCCAAGTAATAGGACAGAGGCTCTAGTGGCACGCCGCCAATGTTGTCGATAACAGATTCCATAGCGGAGTAGTAAGTAGACATGACCGGAACTCCGCAATGGGCCGCTTCTAGCTGAGGCATTCCGAAACCTTCACTATTGGCATATTGTACATATATGTCAAACATGTTGTATATTTTAGATAGGTCTTGCTCGCTAATGCTATTGCTAATGCCAACCAAGATGCTTGAGAAATTTCCACAATGAGAACATGACTGCATCGTGTCTTGAAAGAAGTTTACAGATATATCTTGACAACTTTTACACTTATATGTGAATAGCGCCCTGCTTGATAAGCCATAACGATCTAGAAGTCTAGGTATGTCCCAACCAACGTCTGGGTAGTATGTGTGGCAATAAAGAAAGCTATTACTGTCTTCGGTGGAGTCTAGGAACTTTCTGAAAGACTTAAACAGGTCTGGGTATAGTTTTCTTTTCTGGTTACGCATAACGGTGCCAACAATAAAGGCGTCTGGAGAGACGCCCATGTCCATTTTATGTTTGCGTTTGTCATCCACCGGGGAAAACGATTGGCTTGCAGCCGGTGAGGCTATGCCAACAAAGTTGATGTCGTCGCATTGTTCTAGTAGGGTTTTTTTACCAAACTCAGAATATGCCAATACCGCATCTGCTGAGGCGTAAGTGTTTATCCACTGAACGTCTTGTGGTTTTGCATCCACCGTTGGCATTATTGCCCAGTGAAAGAAATCACGAAACGGCGATCTTTGCTCAAACTCAATCATCCACCAGTCACGTATATCCATTACAACATCCGGCTGAAAATCCAGTAGGACATTGTTAAACGAGTGGTCTCCAAACTGAGCGCTCGCATTGCCGCTGTAAGCCCCGAACAGACTATCTTCTGGGAGTGGCTTGTTTGGGTAAACCTTCCACGGGACAGACTTTATCATTGGATTATTAGCGTCAGCGTAACAGGCTAGCTCCGCCACCTCTAGGTCATCTATTTGATTTAGTCTCGTGAGAACCTCTTTGGTGTATACCGAATATCCAGTAGGTAACCAAGAAGCTTCTGAGCAAAAAAGAACTCTCTTCTTTCTGTTCATGTTTTACTTAGAGCCTTTGTTGGGGAGGATTTTAAAATTGGTAACCCTAAATATCACAGCTTCTGGATCTTTGGATGGTTGGTTTCTAGCTATAGCCTCAACCGCCATGATGTCATCCTTGTACGCATACTTTTCAATTGTTTTGGCTGCGCTATCCCAAGCCTCAAATTTCAAAAGATCGGTTCTTCGTTTTTTAACGCCTCCCTTATCTCTTCTGTATTCCTCTACCTCTAGTGTAAAACCTACGGAAACACTGCTGTGAGATTCCCACAGGGTGGGGTCGTCCGTTAACTTTCCCAAAAAATGAGATCTATTCATACGTCACCTTTCAAAGCTGAGAAACCTTGTCCACAATAAGGGAAGTGTTTTCTCTTTTAGATATTTCACCGGTCATCAAGACGGTGTTTCCTTCAACAAGCACATCCTTATGCTTGCTATAACATTCTGGAAAAACGGTTATAGAATCCAGTTCGCCACTACCGTCCTCCGCAGTAACGAACGCCATTAACTGGCCCGGATTCTTACCCTTTTTGGTTTTATACAGCCTGATTGTACTAATTTGCGCGGCAAGTCTTGTCTTACCTGTTATAGTACCTTTAGCTATCTCCCTGCACAAAGAACTTGCAAAATTTATGTTAAAGGCGTCGGTCTTGCTGCAACTTAGTGAAAAACTTAAATATTCTGTTTCACTTTGCGCTAAAAATGGTATGTTATCTTTTAGGTCGTGAGGAGGATTGTCTAGTATCTTCTTAATGTCTAGAACTGTTGTTATTCTTCTACTGTTTATTTTTGTGGTATTTATCATTTGAGATATGCTCTCAGAAAGAGTCTGACCCTTATCAAAACTGTCTGATAAATCCACTATCCCCTGTTGTTCCCTAGACGTTAAGTCTCTCCAGCTATCGTACTCATATAGCATCTTCTGTCTATCTCTTTTGTTATTTTCTCCATTAAAAGCCCCAACGGATATGAGGGCCGTTACAGACCTTTTGTTGAGTCTTCCTCTGTGTATAACTTTCGTCAACACGTCCATCCACGAGTAGCCAGATATGTCGTTTTTATCGCATATTTCCTCTATCTTTTTACACTCGTTTCTACCAACGTGTTTAATGTGATTTAGTCCGAAGTAGATACAGTTTTCTTTTGAAATAAAACTTGTGTGAAGATGGTTTAGTCGCGGAGGATAGACTTCAATATCTGAAAACTTAGCGTCAACAATCAGCTCTTTCAATTCCCTCTGGGAATCTGGTTTCCTCTCTGAATGATTCAAATACGACACATAGAAAGATATGGGTCTGTAGAGCTTACAGTACGCGCTCCAATATGCATTAATTGCATACGAGACAGCATGAGATTTGTTAAAAGCGTACCTGTTGGACTTTTCAATCCAAGAGAAAATTTCTTCAGCGACCTCAGTGCTTACAATAGCCCGTTCTTTAGCTCCCTCTAGGAAGTTCTTCTTGACCTCTTCCATAAGTCCAGCCTTCTTTTTACCAATGGCCTTACGTAGGGCGTCAGCCTCCTTCAGGTCGAAACCAGCGAGCCTCTGGGCTATTTTCATGGACTGTTCTTGGTATACAAGAACTCCATAAGTCTCCGAGAGAGATTCCTTTAAGGCTTCGTCAGGATAAGTCACAGGTTCCTTGTTAGACTTTCTGTCCACATAAACCTGTGTCATGCTTTTTCCATTAGCATCCTTGGCCTTGAGACAGCCCGGTCGAATCAAACTGATTAGAGCGGCCAACTCTTTGATGCTTCTAGGCCTAACCTGCTTAGACCAGTGTCTACCCAAGCTTGACTCTAGCTGGAAAACGCCCTTGGTACGTCCGTCGCAAATCAAATCCCAAACATCTTCATCTTCAAAATTATTAATATCAAACATTATCTTTCCTCAAATAATCAATTGCTCTCTGTAGCCCGCTAATGTTGTCTCCTAGCTTACCTATTCCTTGATTGCAGTTTCTGCACAACCAGCCCCGAAACTCTCCCGTTTCGTGATCGTGGTCTAGAACAAAATGGTCTGTTATCTTATAACAACACTGGCAATGCTCAGGTTTTGGTGGAGCGTCTTTTCTTGCTTGGGCTAGCTGCCTAGAGGCTAGCTTTTCACAAGTCTTACATTCCGATCTTACATATTCGCCACTGGAGGTGTTTTTGTAGAGTCTGCAAACTCGAAAGCTAGATATATGTTTTTCTCGTTTACACTTAGCGCAAATTTTATACGTACACGTTTCCATCTGCAAATGCCTTTTCAAATTTTACTTTTTTCAATAAGCTTCTCTGTAACTTTAGGAACTTAATCATAAGATTTGCAGTATCCTTAACGTCTTGCAGTGCGTCGTGAGCATTGTCCTTGCTAGACTGATCCATTCCAAAGTAGTCACGCATGTAATCCATACTATAGCCCTTGACGTCCTGATTGTTCTCAAACCAACAATATATATGTTGCATGACATCAATTGTAAAAATGGGATTAAAGATTTTTTGCCGACCTTTTTTTTCATCAATGGGTCCGTACTGTTGACACATTCGCTCAACGATTGGCATATCAAATCCGTTGATATTGTAACCGGCCGCAATTGGTGCGTAATAGGAAGTATGCTTCCAGTTGTATTTATCACAAAACCCTGCAAACTTTTTCCACACTGTTTTAGGAAGGGGAGCCTTGGCAAGCTCTTTTCTAGTCTTTCTTGTTATCTCTAACGCCTTCTCCTCTAGCGGTCCAACGCCAGCCGCGATAGCTTTGTCGTCATCAATGATTGGTCTAATTTCACTATTGAACATCCCGCCGGGCTGAATCTCAAGCTTTCTTGCGTGAATAGCCACTGCTGCTATTTGGGTTGGTTGACATGTGTATGGATTCGCTCCACCAGTTTCAAAGTCAAATACAATAATATCTCTAAAGTTTGCCATTTCAATAACCTCTATTTCTAAGTTCCAAAAATTTATTTACCGCGTCATCTATGTTATGGTACGTCTCGTAAATCCTATGTTTATCAGACCAGACCTGATATCTGGCAGCCCGAACAACAGCCCCACTTGTGTAGTTATTCAGGTTGCATATAGATATACCATTTGATTCTATTGAGCACCCAGAAAAGATTACAGACTTGTAGTCTTCTTTTGTTTCCGATGTTTTATTATTCATATGCAATGTCCATTATTTTACTAAGTAAGTCGATACCAAGAACATCAAACTTTACATGTCCCTGAGTTTCAAGAGCCGTCATCTCGAAGGCTACAATAGGGTCTCCGGTCTTGTCTATTGTCATTGGACAGGTATCAGCGAGTATGTGTTTAGAAATAATAACCCCCGCAGGATGCTTACCCTGTGATTTGTTCGTGCCTTCTATTTTGATAGCCTGCTCAAACATATGGGCAAGAGATCCTACAAGGTTTCCATCTTCGTCTATTGAGCACCAGTTCTTGAGTTCGTCGGGCTCATTTTCCAATGTCCACCTAATAATTGATTTGTCTTCCATGAGCTCAAGCTGGTCGGAAATAACCGCTTCATCGGGTATGCCTTCTGTTATTGCGTTCATCTCCATAAACGAGACGGCATCATTGATTCTTAACACCTCTTTTAACGCAGCTCTGCCCTGAAGTCTACCAAACGTTATCATCTGTCCAACCTTATTTGACCCATATTTTTCTTTAATATAGTCAATTACTTCGTCTCTATGTTCGGATGGAATGTCCATGTCTATATCTGGTAGGGACGTATAGTCTTCTGTGTTTCTTCCCTCGTTATAAAACCGTTCAAAAATTAGGTCATATTCTATGGGATCTACCTCAGTGACACCAATAAGATACGACACTAAACATCCAGCAGCAGAGCCTCTCCCCGGCCCAGCCAGCCATCCCCTTTCCTTAACACTATTGATGATGTCTTGAACAATCAGAAAATACCCAGAAAGACTCGCCTTAAATATAACATCAAGCTCCTTTTTAATCCTGTCAAGATATTCTTGCTTCTTATCCGGGTCGGCAATCTTGCCCTGTGGAATAAGCCTGCTTTTCCAGCCCTCTCGGCAAAGATTTGTTAGGTGTTCGTCCTCATCAACTCCTTCTGGACATTGAAATTTTGGGAGCATGGGTTTGGCTGCTATCTCATAACTCTCGCACATGTCGCAGATTTTGTTTAAGAGTTGGATTTCCTCGTCTGAATCTTTAACCTCATCGGGTTCCGGCAGGTAGAAATCATCGCTAGTGAAGAACTCTTTGTTTTTCACCTCTTCGCCACTGTTCATTAACGACTGTATCTTGGGCAGTGTTGTCTTCATTCCGGAACACAGAAGAACCCTGTGGGCCTCCGCCTCGTCTTTTGTAACGTAGTAGACGCCACGATCTTTGTAGCCGTAAGAGAAATAATTTTTACCAAATGTTTTCTTGTATCCGGCCTGATGTTCATTCGTTATACATATCAGATTTCCTCTTTTGGCAAGATCCTGAAACAACGCAAGGCCACCATGCGACACTATTTTAATCAGGTCAAACCAGCCGTCCTTATTCTTTGCTATAAGGAGGTGTGTCCCAAAATCACAACCCAAGATAGGCTTGACGCCATGCTTGTGACAGGACTCGTGAAAATTTACAGCTCCAGACAGGCACTCCATGTCAGTAATCACACAGGCGCGATATCCGTACTCCTTACACTTCGCAGCAAGTTTATCACACTTTGAAAACGCTTTTAACAGACTAAAGTGTGTCTTGCAGTTAAATGGTATCCATTTCATTCAATGATCTCCTAATCGCTTCAAGTTGTTTTTTGTTTGATTTCAAATTTGTTTTAGCCACTTCAACTTTTGACTTGAGGTGTTCTGCTAGATTTTGTGGACTGAGAGTGTTATTACAATAGTCGGCAATCTCATATAGAAACTTGCGACACTTTGGCGTCTGTAAAAAGTTTAGCACCTGACACATGGTTCTGTCTAAGTCTCTCCATTTGGTTTTAAAGTGTGGTGCAGCCTCGTAATACCAAAGGCGAGGAAGGCTCTCTACGAGGGGAACAGCCCCCATAAGTATTGACTCAAAGAATCTAAACGTCTCATCGCTGTGAGCCCCCTGTGGACACAGAGAGACCCTTGACTCAGAAAGTATGTCTGCATACTCTTCAGCCGCGAGACCCTGTGAAAAGCCGTCTGTGTACTTTACAAAGAACTTAAACTTACCACTAGACTCAGACTTTTCAGCCATCTCGTCCAAGTGTCTCTTGAAGCAGTCTCTCGTGCCAGTGTCTGGTATTTGTCCCACAAAAGAAAAGTCGTATTTTCTTTCCGACAAAGGTTTTACGATGGTTGGACTAATGTCTCTAAATGTACCAAGAGGAAGAGGGTAGACGAGAGGATTGTGTCTTGGGTATCCCCATTCATCTAGCATAAAGTAGTGTTGGAATATTAAAAACACATCATTTCTATGAAACTCATTTGGAGTGTCGTGCGTTTCTCTAGAAGTTGCGAACACTATATTTAATTTGTCGTCATTGTATTTTGGCATATCGCGACCAAGATCATATTTCACTATAATCCTGTACTCATCGCTCAGTAGAAATGCCAGCCTTTTCACCACCTCTAGCGTAAAGCCATTTCCTAAATGAAACTCTTTATTTAAATCTACTACTTCTGCGGACATAAGTCTTCCAATGTTTGAAGTTTTTTAATTTCCATATTGTAACAATCCGCTCTCACATAAAAGCCGTTGCTGCCATCTTTTTGGCCCTTCTTTAAGAACCTAGCGCCATCAAAATAGTCTTCCTTGGATAGACCTCCAAGAACCCACGCTCTTGTCCATACTCGGTTTATATTCTCTATTCTAACAAAAACATAATAGTCACATTTCTGCTTGGTGTTAAACGCGGCGACAGAACATTCGTAGTAGGGTTTTGGCTCGCTGGTACACCGTTTCGTTTTAACGTCGTATGTAACATCGTCACTTATAATATCATAGTCATATGTGTTGTTTATATCACCTTTAATTATATGATTAGCGACTTCTTCCCCTAAGAATCCGGCAATATTTCCATCACCCTTTGTAATAGAGTTATTTATTTCGCCCATCTCGCGAGCCTTTCTCCAAGCCCTCTTCTTCATGTCTTCAGTTATTTTTATTTCAATCATCCCGGTGCCTCATAATAGCCTATTTCAAATCCGTCTTTTGTACATCTTTCCACGGTGTCATCGTGTCCGAAAGCTTTTAGATGTTCCTCAACATGCTCACATATCGAGATATTGGTTCCGGGCCAGTTGTTCTTGTAGAAATGGCACAGCTTTGTACACTTAAAGTGTGACCTTCTTTGCGATATGGGCCTAGGAAACTCGTTGTGTTTTATTTGCTTGAACCTTTTCTCCAACATACCCAAGAACTTCTCTTGATCGGACTTGTCAAAACACATACTGAATGGGCCACCATCCTTAATATAATATATCGTCATAATGGCCTGTTTGTATTCTGGAAAGAGTTTACATATAGCATAATTATACAATAAGAGTTGCGGATCTTCAAGTAATTTCTCGTAAGTTTTTTTCTCTCCGGTCGCCCAGTTTAGTCTTCGTCCCGTTTTCCAGTCAACAACCTCTATTACGCCATCTTCAACTTCGGTAACTAAGTCTATGGTTCCCTTGATTGCAAGCTGTCCCTCAACCACTTCCCCGTTAGGCATTTTGTATTTATACTTTGCCCAATCTTCTTCTATAGGAATGTCAAACTGCGGCTCTGAGGCAACCACGTTTCTATTTCTGGGATCAAACTGACCATCGTTATACTCCAGCGCATCATCAACACATTTTTTGCAGAACTTCATGTCTGCTGCGGTATAGCTATGGGTGCAGTTCTTGGTGTAATATTCATAGCTTCTATCAAGCATCTCCTTTACAAACTTCTTTGTATACAGAGTCCGCTTTGAGAATTCAATATCACCTATTCCGTCGTCAGTGATAGATAGTCCTGTCTTCTTGCCTTCCTGTAGCTTTTTTTTACAAGAGCCTAAGCACTCCATGACCTTGTGAACTATCGTTCCCAGTTGCGCCTTTTTGCCAGAAATAGACTGGTGTCCAAGCGCGTATGTTATAAAGTACTGCATTTGACAGTAGTCATAGTTGTTGTATGACGAGCTTCTTACATAGGTGACTATCATTAGTTATCCTCTTTAAATTTGTGGATGCCGCCAACCAGTGTTGGCTCTGGGATTTTTTCCTCTGGTTCCGGATCGGGAGCAATCTCTGCTCCTAACCATCCCCATTCATTCAAAAGTTTTATCAACTCAACGTTTGTTTCGTGTATAGACAGGTTGGCGTTATCTATAACACCATCAAAGTTGTCGTAAGACGACAGGGATTGCTCGCTTGCATGGGAGTCTTTAAATATGTTTCTTGTTAGTCGAATCACCTTACCATTAGATTCTTGAATGGCTGTAGCCTCATTTGGAAAACGACAGTCGTCAATAACGGCTATGAGGGGCTCTTCAGCCAGAACGTCTTTAATGAGTTTAGATTGCCAAACGTCTTCATAAACTTTTCGACAAAGGTCAGTACCAAAGAATTGTAAGAATTCTCGCGCGCTCATCCTGCCCGGTTTATGATATCTCAAAACTCCGGTATCTATGAGCTTTTTTATGTCCTTTTGTTTTGCTAGCTTTTCGTCCGTGATGACCGCAGGCATTTCTTCCCATCTGAATATGGTGGCGCTGTTTTTTTGATTGTCTTTTCCATATACTTGGTCTGATCCCAATTCAAACAGGGCGGTAGATATTTGCTTAAGGGGTGCGGCAAACGAATAGCTCTTGATGTAAGGCCACATGTTATAGGATGCCCATTCTGCGAATTCAGGATCAGAACTACCAACATCTAGAAAAGCCTTTCCCGCTTCAGCTTTTCCGTCAGCATTTATAATCTTGGTGCCTATAACAAGGTCTCCATCACCAGTTATGCCAAAATCATCTATAACCCTATGGGAACGTAGCTGATATCCGTGTAGGAAATTTGTACAAGTGTTTTTTCCAGACTGTTTGCTTCCGGCAAACGCCAATATTCTACTCTTCATTGAATAAACCTTTCAATTGGGGATACAGTTCTTCTTTAATTTGCTCTATGGACATTTCCCCCACATCCTTCGTTGAGATGTCGGGTCTGTAGTAATTAAATCTTCGTCCGCATTTTTTTATTATTTGTTCGCAAGCCTTTGTTCCGGCCTCGTCTGAGTCTGTAAGTATAATAACGTTTAATGCGCCGCTTTGCTCTAACAATAATAGCTGGTCTTCATTGATGCTAGATCCAAAAATCCCAACACAGTTCTTGAGTCCGGCCTCATGCATCCTCCAGACATCCCCTTGTCCCTCTACCAATATGACAGAGCCGCTTTCTTTTATATGTTTTGAGGCTATGTTTAAGCCATACAGGATTGATTTCCGGAATCCCTTGCTATGTAGCCACTTTGGGTTCATGTTTCCGTTTGTAGCTCTTCCAACACAGCCTATATAATTATAGCCTTCATCGTAGATTGGGACAACAACTCTTCCCGACATTGGGCGATTTTTTTCTAAACAAAACCCCACATCGAACATGTCAAGGGTTTCTGGCTGATATCCTCTTCCTATATAATATTCTGATGGTATCTGTATCTTTGACCTAATTTCATCCCTAGATATGTTTAAGATGTTTCGATCTATCTTTTTGCTAAAAATATCTAAGACGTTTAGTGTTCTACGTTGCCGCTCTTCTATGTTGTCCAACTCCTCAATACTTATATTGAAGAAGTTTGCACAGTAGGCAGCAGCTTCGTTTAATGAAACCTTGCGGTCTCTGTTTTGGGAAAGTGAACCTCTCACGAAGCCAAGAAGACTATTGGTAAAATCGTCTTCGCAGTGATTTGTCCAACATTGCCAATTTCCCTTTGAGGTTAATCCGTCCGTGAACACGCTACATCCTTCTGGATTGTCTCCTCCGTGTACAGGACACGCAAAAGAAAACCTATTGGGATATTCTACATAATCTATGTCAAGTGATCTGAGGAGGTCTGGAAGCCTCTCAAACAGATTCTCACAGATCTGAAATATCTGATTCTTCGTTAATGTTTTCATCTACTTCAAAACCTTCGTTTCTCGATCTGTTCTCAATATGTATTTCATTTCTAGTCATACCTTCGTCAATTCTTCCGTATTTGCCAAACATCTTCATGCTGATATAGTCTCCGTCACTAAGACCTTCTCCGTGTCTAGCAACAACCGGCACCAATTTTCTGTTGCCATGATCTACCCCGTCATCGGCAGTTTCTTCATCAGACTTTAGTTTAAATATAGAAAAACTTGTACACAACCATATAAGCCTATCTGATCCGGAAACCACATCAGTAGACTCCTTGGTTATACCGTCCCTGTTTAGCTGAACAAAAGCCAAGCATGGAGCATCATATTTAACCATAAAGTTATGAAGTTTTGTTATTTGAAAACCAAGCACTTGGTATTCCTGCATTGAGGATGTAATGCCCTCGGAACCCATCAGTTTAAGATAGTCATATACAATTAGACAATCTTTTGTTTGTCCGTCATCATCAAAGCCTACGTGTTGATATATCCATTTACGCATCTGGCTTAATATATTTTCAAACGACTCTCCCGCGATACTGATATAGTGATAAGGTATTTCTTTTAGCCTATCTCTAGCGGCTAAAACCTTTTCTTTATCGATTTCGCTTTCGGCAAATTTTCCTGTTGTTATCTTGTTGATCTCTACACTAGACAGACATGCGAGCATCCGGTTGTGGTGATCCTTTTTGGACATTTCTGTATCAAGAACCAAGACTGGTATATTTAGCTCGCCGCTAACATGCATGGCAACAGCGTCTCCAAACATAGACTTACCAACCTTTGGACGAGCAGCAACCAAATCAACGCACTTCCTTCTTAATCCGCCACCAATCGCCACATCATACCTAGTGAACCCACTAGGAATACCAGCGAAGTCGCACGGATTGTCTATCAGGTACTGCACATACTCGTCAAGGTCTTCACCAATCAGCTCTGTCTGTTTGCTAGATCCCCTATATATGTCTCCGGTGGCGTCTAGGATGGGTTCTTCAACCTTAGATATTACATCCATAATATCTTCATCGCCAGTAACTGAATCTAGATGTTTCTCACAGGCTTTTAGTGTACGCTTGAGATCCCTAGCTAATTTAAGTTTGGCCAGTTTAGAGGCGTGTGTCCCTAGATTATCTTTAAGGATTGGAAAGTTAAATAGAGATCTAATAAACCCTATTTCATCTTTCGTATTGATTTGGTCGTAAACCCCAAGATCATTTGCGGCAGACAGGATTGAAGAAAGCTCTACCTTTGAAGTGTCTGATATTGACTTCTGGACACAGCTAAAGATAAGCTGATTCATATCATTGGTAAAATGATCAGCCTCAATAAAGTCTATCTCTAGATAAGCATCAAGACCGTATTGGCAAAGTGCTGCTATCACAGCTCTTTCAGCGGCCAGATCTTCAAGCGTTTTTTTTGTTATTTTCCTAGACATTTGTCACACGTATAAAATTCTCTTGCATGGGTTGGATGTATTGAAAACTCTTTGTTACATCTTTGGCAGCTTTGCTCGACGTACTTCACTGTTGATCTTCCTCGTTCTACTGGTTGAAAATCTGGAGTTGTAATATCTTTAGAGTCTACTCCATTATCAACGAAAGAGTTTGATCTACCCTTTACCTCGTTGACTGGAACGCCACCCTTTCTGGTTTCAATTGTGTCGGTGGCAACTATCGGGGAAAGAAATTCAGACTCATCTTTGTTGGCCGTAGGAGCTGATACTTTTTCAGCTTTGGCGGGAGTCATCTCTTGCTCTAGTAGATTGTTGGCCAGCGATATTAGTTCCGCATCGTTTGTAGCGATGGCGTTTTTTAACAGCCTCTTAGCTTGTTCAAGTCTGTCCATGCTTATCTCCTTCTAGATAAATTTGTTAAAACGTTTGCCATGTTTTGTATTCTGTCCGCCTTGCCACTCAATATCTTAACCCGAGCCTCTGCATGGTTTTTAACCTTTAGTATCTCGGAAGCAAGAGGATTTTCTTTTATGGCAGAGTAATATTTTTCTTGCCACTTGGTGTATTGCGTTCCATAGTTTTGCATCACTGTAGATATTATATACCAAATGCTAGAATCTGCCCATTCTAAAATTGCATTTTCTTTTGATCTAACTGATTCTAAATATTCGCCGTAGTTATGAAGCTCATAAGCATAAGACAAACACTCTTCCGCAGTCAAGATTTTTAGAGTCTCCGAGGTGAATCCTAAAACTCTAGAGAGGTTCTTGTTTGGCTCCTTTGGACTTATGACACTTTTGCAAGAAATCCAATCTTCTATAGCCTGCACGAACTCATTTAATTTTTCTTCGCCAGTCATCTACATCCTCGTTGTAATTAAACTCTATTAACGTAATGTCGTTTAGGTTGCACCACTCTTTTTTTTCGGAGTCTCTAGCTTTTGCCCTATAGAAGGATAGTTTGTCCTTGTAGAAGAACTTGTTAAACTTATAGTGCTGCTCGCCATGAACTTCGATTAACAGATTTCTGTTTGGTATAAAAAGATCGGCCCTTAAGGTGCCGCTCCGTCTCTCTGTTTTACTTCCGACTAGTGAAACCTCTTCCAGTATTCTATCATACGGAAAGAGTTTGTCAAGTAAAATTTTGGCTTTTATATGTAAAGAAGATAGTTTAGGTGAATTTGCCTGACTGGCAGACGGATTCCAGCTGTATTCTTTTCCATCAAGACCCTGTATAATCATTGTATTTATCCCTTAGTATCTTATATGACTCTTCCCATCTGGAAACATGGTAGCAGACATCAGACTTAGAAGATATGGGAAAATCGTTCCCGCTAGGCTCACACCTATCTCCAAAGAATACGGTTTTTCCTGTCATGTCGAGAAGGGCTTGTGATTTATTTTTTCCTTTTGGATAGATGTCTATGCTTATCTCGCCACCAACTGAAAACTCTAACTTGGGATACAACATAGACAATCGCTCTACAATACTTCTTCGCTCGCCAATTGCTTTATCCCACTTGCAGTATACTTGGCGCTGTCTCTTTGTTGCACTTCTACCTAGAGTGGTAATATTCACCATTCCAATGCGTTCTTCTATATTGTTTTCAGCTTTTCCAAACCAAGGACTCTTTTCCAATAAGATGTGTAAGTCTAGGCGAAGATGAGCAGACATTTGCCACTTCGATTCTTTTACCAGCCGCCCTTGTTTATAGAGCTGATTGCCACAACATTGATAAGAGCCGTTAACACATCTCCAGAGAGGGGTTCCAATTTGTTGTATTGTTTTTTCTCTATCTGATCCGGTTACAAAAAAAACCTTGTCCCCATACCAGCCCTGCCTGAAAACAGTCCACTGTCCAAAAAACCGTTTGAAATTCTTATCCATACTACGCCTAGGTTGCGTAAGCGTTCCGTCTATGTCAAATAGAAAGTTCATTTAAACCCTGCGTTATACCACAGCCCTCCCTTTTAACTTTTCCCAGTCTTTGTCGGGCCTAACTTCTAGATTGGTCTCCCAAGCCCCACGAAGCGTGTGACATGTCGTCCCTAGCTTTTCTGCAAGGGTTATGATCGAGTTCAGATCTTTAGGAAAACAGCTCCCGCCAAACCCCTTCTTGCCGTCTGGCCCCGGAACAACCCAGTGCGTATCTCCCAGCCTAGGGTCAAAGTTGGCGTATTCTGCGATCTTGTCATAATCAACGCCACTAGCCTCACACAGTTTAGCAAATTCATTAGCAACCGAAACCTTTACTGCCAAGAAGCAGTTAGATAGATATTTTACATATTCAGCAACTGTGGACTCTGTTTTTACAACCTTTACATTTGGAAACACATGTGAGTAAAACTGTTTTAGGGATGTGGTAGCAGATATGTCGCCACCCAGTATTACCCTACTAGTATTCTTAAAATCTCTAGCTGCAAATCTTTCGGTTAAAAATTCGGGATTAAAAACAATTTTATCTGTTCCGAGCTTACAGTTTAGGTAGTCTGTGGTTCCCGGAGTAACGGTAGATTTTATAACAACAAAATGGTCATCTCCCGCAGCAACCACATCAGAACAAACCTGCTCCACTACCGAGATGTCACAGGAGCCATCTTTTCTCATTGGTGTCGGTACGCAAACGAATACAACGTCTGACGCATTACAAAGGTTTACTATTGAATCGTGCGTGCAAGATCCATCTAAAAACTTATCATATGTGTTTACCGTATAATATTGTGAGAATTCTTCTTTTAGAGCCCGACCAACAAAACCCTGTCCAATCACACCAACAGTTTTAATTATCATCTAAACATCCTTCCATATAAATTGGAGTATTTTCCCCGACGTAAGCTCCGAACGTATTATACTCAAGCCATTCTTGAGATTCATCATAGCTAATCTCACGTTCCCTTACGTCACTCTCTATCATTTTTTGCACATCATAAATAACTCTCTCACTGTCAAATCCAATAGCCACCCCAATAATAGCAGAGTCATAACCATCGGCAAACAAAAGAGCATCGCCGTAACGTTCACTAAGATCTTCACGAATTCCCATGTTCTTTGAATCCTTTTTTCCATGTCCTCTTATCCTTGTCCCACCACTTACGATACTTTTCAATTACCGCCTTAACTTTTCCCTCTATCATGTCTGAATGTTTTTTTAGCCTTTGAAGCTCTTTCTCATCCATGTCAGTGGATTTGTATGGTTTCTTTTTAGCCATTGAGCATCTCCTTGATAGAAGATTCTAGGAATTTGACCAGCTCGGGTTTTTCTGCCAAGAAGTTGTAAAGATTATCCTGACCCTGAAACTTAAAAGCCTTCCCTAAAGCCTCTTCATCGTCAACATTTACCTCTGGCTTTATCTTCTTTGCCATTTTTTTACAATCACTCATAAATACGCAGTTAAACCAAGCTCCTGCCTTTTGTATTAATCCTAAGTCACAAGCAAGCATTAGTGTTTCTTGAGTCTTGTCTATACCATGACCATATCTAATATAGCTCTGAACCTGCCCGCCCGGAGGCCCCATAGAGGAACAGATTATTTTCCAGTTTATTACCTGTCCTATTCTATCACCACCCGCGCTTGTCCAAGGTGAAACCGCAGACACTCTCTCTCCGCCGCCAGAAATCTCCATTCTTGTGTCTGCTTGATACTGAATCTTATTGCCTCCGTCAGACATCTTATGCTTACCAAAACCAGCCGTATTTGCAATGTAGTGAGTTACGGCAATGATCAGCCCTCGCTGTCTTGGAAGAAGTTGTCCTATCTTCTTGGTGAAGATTGAGAGAACCTTTGGAAGGCCTGCCCGTCCCGGAGTCATATCTCCATCTAGCTCTTTTGCCGGAATAAGAGATGAGATAGAGTCAATTATAAGAACTCCTCCATAGTAGTCGGGGTGGCTCATTAGCTTATGCGCCACGTCCAAGAAGTCTTCTGCTGGAAGAGGCGTGTCTTCTGGGTGTACAATCTTCATCTTGCTTGGGTCAAGATCATGCACTTCAAAGTTCATATCCTTTAATCTACCCTCTACATCTAGGTAGATAATAGGCCTTCCTTCCTTCTGGCAGTTGGCAGCTATTTGCATAGCGGTAGTTGTTTTTCCACTCTTAGGATCTCCTGTGAGTGTTAGCCAAGAACCCTCCTTTATACCTCCACCTAGAGCAATATCAATTGCTGGGCTAATAGAGATAGTCTTGTAGTTCTTTTTTTCCTCTAGGACGTCAAGACCATTAGATATTATATTGCCGTACTCTTTGAAGATTTTAGCTAGGTATTCAGGTTTCTTCTCTGTCGTTTTTGCCATTCTCTATGTTCCTAATTTTTGAAAATAATGTATTTGTCTTTTGTGGCGTCCTAGCTTTGTACTGAGTGTTTTCCGGCAGCTCCAACACCTCCTTCGTCTTGGCCTTTTCTTTTTCTAATTCTTCAACAGCCTTAGACACACCCCTTTCTACAAAATTAAGAGGCAAAACAAATTTGCCAGAGCCATGCAGAAACCCCAGCGAATATACTTTTCTTGCGCCGGGGCTATTGATGTAGCGTATAAGAGCCTCTTCTCCGAACTTCTTTATGAGCTTATGAGCAACCCGTACCTGAGTTTGATACTCATCGGTATGAGACTTGCTCCAAAACTTATATTCTAAACTGCCTCGGTTTTCTTTTTCGCTTCTACGTATACAAACCTTTTCAGCGGCATACTGAGCAGAACTACATTCCTGTCCGGTTGAGGCACTCTTGAACTTTCGGGTTGTTTCTTTTTTTTGATTCATTTTTAAAAATCATTCTTTTCAAATTTTCTTTAGATAACTTTCTAGTAGAAACGCGTTGTTCAAACTCGTTATGAGGCCAAACGTATTTGCGTACATCTATTTCAGAACAGTCATCTTTCAACAGGCATACCGTCAGCGTTTGGTATGATTTAGAATAGGAGCCGTCAATAGCTTGATCTTGAGCCACGCCTCTTACTACGGAGATTCCATCGAGACCCGAGGAGTCCTCAAAAAACACTTCCTGCGTGGCGCCAAACATATAGAGTTGAACCTTAGACGGAAGAACTTTATTTTCTTCACAATATTTTTTTAACCTTGTCCAAGGATTGTCAAAACCATTCCGTTCGTAATCGCCATATACAGTGGTTCCATCTGTAAGTGTTATCTGCCAGCTAATCATTAGCTCGTGATGACAGAGGGTCTTCATGTAACCATCAAATTCAGTGCAGAGCATATTAGTCTTCCTTAATCTTGTGAATAACCCCTTCATATCTTTTTGGATTTGGAGACTCTGCTTTTCTCCGACTCTTATTGTCATCTCCTGCCGTGGAAGCCGCTTCAGTCATTACCGTAACGCCGCGATCTTCTTTTCTTGCAAAAAGTTCTGATGTACGAGTGGGATTTTCCTGATCGTTAATCTCAACGTAGCGAGAAACAACCTTTACGGATCTCTCAAGCTTGTTAGCGATATCCTCTGTACTCATAGACTTGTTGCTATCAATAAAGTCTTTCTCTTTTTTAGAGAGTGGTCCCTTTTTCATCTTAGGTCTCCATTAAAAATCTTCTAGCTTTGGTAAAATACAATCTGTTTTTGCTCTCAAGGTACTTAGTATAACTTTCAAAGGTTTTTTGTGACACCTTTTTAAACTTATACATATGGGACTGTCTGCGGGAGGAGGCGTATGACGAATCCGCCTGATGTGGGTCTAGAAGCTCATTTCTTCCGTACTTAATATAGAAGGAGGTAGATCCGCTTGAGGACTCAACCATCTTCGCTACAGCCTTCTCTTCTGATACGTCTTTGCCATTTAGGTCGACAAACTTTGTCTCAATCTTTTCTGGATCCGGTATGTTCATCCCAGTAACATCTTCATTCTCCCATCTAGCCATTGAGTTTCTCCAATTTTTCTTTTACTATTTTTATACAGTCGGCCTCAGTGGGACCGCTTACGCAAATCTGGGCTTTTGTAGACATATTATATTTAGAAAGTAATGAATTTCCCATAACCATTGGGTCTAGACTTCCGTCTTTATTCATCTTTCTTATATCAATCTTGAGCGTTATTGTCGCGTGGTGTGGCCACGACCGCCTTTCTAAACCATTAGTCTCCATTGCGTATCCACTTCAGTTTTTGCGTTTCGGTCATTGTGTTTATCTTTCTATGCATACTTCGTGTTTTTTGACCCTCTCTGCTTTTGTTTATACCGTCTTTTTCTTTTTTGTCCGACATTTCATAGCTACCCATTTTTTCAGTGTTTCTATCTGCAAGCTGTCCTATAGTGGTGGGTTCACCCCTAACAAACATCGCGGGAGCATTTATGTAGATTTTAACTAGAGTGTTTTTCTCACAGTGCGGACACTCGTGAGACTCTGGATCATTGTGTCTTTGAAATATTTCTGTGTAGTACGCGCACGCCTGACACTCGAAGTCGTAGGTTGGCATCTCTATCTCCTTTTATTCTACAATATTATAAGCTGTTAGTCAAGGAAACTACTCATAATTTACAAAGTATTTTTGAGATAATTTTATTTCTAACAATATCACTTGAATCTAGCTCACAAATAGACACTCCTTCAACATCGTTTAACCTGTCCATGCACACATCCAAGCCTCCATCAGAGCGATAGTCTAGGTCTGTCTGATCAATGTCTCCATTGATTACAACTTTTGAACCAAGACCTATTCTGGTTATAAACATTTTTATTTGTTCATAGGTAGCGTTTTGAGCTTCGTCAAGAATCATAAATGAGTCATGAAAGTTTCTCCCACGCATGTATTCCAGTGGACACAACTCAATAGAGTTATTGGATCTGGCAGAGTTGTATGTTTCCGTGCCTAGATATAGCTTCATTTCTTCGACTACGGGAACTAGGTATGGTTGTATTTTTTCGGTAAGACTTCCGGGCAAAAAGCCAAGACCTCTACCAGCTTCAACAACAGGCCTTGTTATAATAATTTTCTGAACCCTGCTATCTAGAAAATGTTGACATGCTAAACCTACCGCAACGGCGGTTTTTCCTGAGCCAGCGGGACCAGAGCAAAACGTAACATCGCTTTCTGCCATACATCTAATATAGTCCGCTTGATTTTCTGATTTGGCTATTAATTCTTTTCTACGCGGTTGAATTCTTTGCTTGTCTTTACGAGGCTTCTGATTTCTACGCTTGGGCAATTTTAATAACTCCTAATAAGGGTTTGTCGGGGCAGGAAGATCTCTAACTACGGTGTCTCTAACCAATACTATGTCGCTTGTGTCATTTTGATAGGATATTGTCCCCTCTAGGTTTCCACCTTGGGTATCGCCTCCGGAATAACTAAAGCCAGTTAAATAGTTTTTCTTGCCGAGATCCCACACAAAAAAATTGGGGGTTGCGGTAAATTTCTTAGCTACTAGTTTTATTTCTCTATTTACGTATTGCCAGTCTTTAGAGCTAGTGCTTCCATCCGCCGCTGAAAATGTGGTGTCTGTGTTTGGCAGGTATGAAGCAGGGGAACTTCTTCTTGGGAATGGCTGCCTTAATACACCTGTAAAGGATGCCGAAACCTGTATGGGCAACACGACGTGTCTCCAGAGATTTTGCAACCCCTGATCAATAGAGCCTCGCCATTTTCCAATATCTGCCACTTCTGAATAGTCTATGGAGACGTCTACACTTATGGAGCTTAACCCAAGTATGTCCTGCAACGTTCCCGGAGCGCCTTCGCTCTGAGTATCGCCGGTGTCGTTTTGAGCCTTAAACATTCTTGTAACCTCTTCCGGAAGAACAGAATATCTTGTGCCCCAGTCGGGGCCGGTGTTTAAAAGATCTAGATCGCGAGACTTTAAAACGTTTCCCGACTGTACGCCGGTTGGAAGGGTGTACGCGGAAGTGGTTATGTTCTCATTGTAGGTAGCTCCCCTAGTTGTAAACGTAATCACTTCCATTATCGAACCCCCTATTGCCATGCTATAGCTAATAGAAGTCGCTAGGCAATTTCTATAGGTGGCTTGAAACACTTTTGTGTTATCGTCGAGTCTGTTCTTGGTGTCCTCGCCATAGAGTATTGTTATGTCAAAATTTCTTATGGATTTTGAATTAGGGTTTGTTGACCCCTGACATCCGATGTTGTCGTCTTTAAGTATGTGACAATCTTTGTATCCCACGTCACTAGCGATATAGCTAGAAGCGTTAGCGTGATAGAAAAAGTTGTCCGTTTCCGTTATTACTCTCTCAATAGTTACCTCAAACTGCTGTTGTGAATAGTAGTGGTATTTTTTCTGGAACCTACCCACATCCATTAGCGATGAAGATGGGTTATCAGAACTAACCCCAACACTCTGTACGCCAGTAAGAAAGGTGGAATCTGTAGGGTCTGCATCGCCCGTCTGGGTTAATCTGCCCCAGCGGTCTCCCGTTTTGTTTACAAGAACCCCCATGCACGCATAAAACATGCGTCCGTTAAATTCACTAAATGGATATACATCAGCCATAACTAAACCCCGCTACTTCCAAAACCGCTATCGCCCCTGATTGAGTCGTCTAGACTGTCAACCTCTAGCATTTCGGTTTGTGGAAGCTTATGAAAAATAATTTGAGCAATTCTGTCTCCCTTGTTGATTTCAAAATTAATTCCTGAAGAGTTATATAGACAGACCTTTATTTCCCCTCTGTATCCCGAGTCGATAACTCCCGCAAAAACGTCTATTCCTTTTTTTGCCGCGAGGCCAGATCTAGGCCAGATAAGTCCAACATGACCATCTGGAATTACTAGAGATATGGCCGTTGAAACAAGTTTTCTCTTTGAAGAAATTACAAAGGTCTGCTCAGATGAATACAGATCCCATCCAGCATCATGCTCATGTGCCCTTGTTGGGACACTGGCAATATCTAAGAGCTTTTTACATTTTATATTTATTGTCATAATTCCGTTTCCTTTTATACCACTTCACAGCTTCCACCACTACAGGCCCATTCTTGTTCTGGCTTTACATTGTTTTCTTCTTCGATAACATGTGTAAAGTCAACATCTTGATATTCTCTTTTCATATCAACCCACTCCTTCCAATTATACACATCCTTCATGCAATAGGTCAACCTTCTTATGTCTCCCTCAAAATATCTGTCTGCAAACTTCTTACACCTGTCCGCCCATTCCCTTTTACCATTTCCCTTTATCTTCTCACCCACGCCCAGTACGGAGTCACAGGCAGCCCATAGATTGTCTTCCCACAGATTCAAGGCCACCTCTATTAATCCGCTCACAAACAAGGATGCGTCCCCATAATGAGAAACTTGCTCAGTGGGTAGGTAAATGGTAGTAAATGGAGCTTGGGGATAGTCTTTGTCTCCTGTTATTGGCAGAAGAGAAATTCCACAAAAGTATTTTCTATTTTTATAAATATACGATTCAACCTCGTCCCACTCGTCGGGCTTTACATTGATTGTGTTCGACACGTTGTGAACGAGCCAAGGCTGTGTACAAAGCTTCTTGTTGGTTCCGGGAATTACCCAGCTTTGTTGAGTGCTTTTGACGTAATTTAACAGATCCAATGCTCCCACTTGGTTTTTAGTCTTGGAACCAGCGGGAACCTCTACACAGAATCCTACCACGTCATCGCTTTCATTGTTTGACCAAACGGATTCCTCACAAGCTCTAGGGTTGACCCCTTTAAAATAGTTATAAATAGGCTCCATCTTATTTGCCTGTACTCGCCTTATATATCTTTTGGCGTGATGGGGATGTATACCACTAGAAGTTCCCAGTATACAGCTCGATGTTCCTTCTGGTTTGATACAGGTGGTTCGAGCGGCTTGATTTACTCCTATCTTTTTTGCCAATGATGCGTTTTCCTTCTTTACTATGCTGGCTCCCTTTTTCTGGGTATCGGGATCTAAACAGATGTCGGGACTCTCCATCATTCCGGTCATTGAAACACCAAGAAGGGCTTCTCTCCTGATGATGTTCTCAGAGGTCTCTCCTAGATATTCAAAAGTGTCAAACCCAGCCTGAAGTGTTCCTATAATTGACGCCGCCTTACACGCATCATAAAAGTCTTCTTCTGTTTTTATTTTTGAACAGTTTATTGTGCTTAAATTACAGGCTTGCCAGCCGCTTTTACCAGTGGTCTCGTCTACTGGCCACATTCCAATCTCAACGCATGGATTAACTATTAGTTCAGTAGAGTCAGACCACACAAAGCCGGGCTCGCCAAAGTCCTTGACTGAACTCATAAGTTCTGAGAACTGTTTCTTGGTGGTTTCATTTCTTAATAATAGGGCTGAATTGTTCGATCTGCCTCGCTGAGGATTTTCAATAAACCAGTTGCCCGTTTTAGCCTTGGCCATATCTTCGTCATCGGGACTGAATAAACATATGGTTGCGCTTCTTCTGACGCCACCACTAATCACAGCGTCTGCCGCGTGCATTACTATGTCGTATGCCTGAATTGGCGATAGTTTTCTTATAGAGCCTTGGCAGAATTCTAAGTCTATGATAGCCTTATCCAAAAGCTTTTTTATGTTTGATAGTGCATTCTTAAGGGGTTCTGGGCCCGGAGCTTTACCTCCACTTGACTTAAGAACAGATCCGGCAGGCCTGATTTCAGAATAGTCAAAGGTTACATTCTTAGCATTGTATTCTGGAAATAGGTCAGCTTGATCGAAATAACTCGAAACCAAAACTCCCACAGCATCTGACCATCCCTCTATAGAGTCTGGAATAACAAACTTCTTTGTTCCGTTCTTGTTTTTAACCAGAGGAGGGAGTTTGTCCATGTGGTGCTTTTGAACAGAAAAGCCTGTGCCACACCCACACAGAAGAAGGTACATACACTCTTGGAAAAACCTCACCCTGTCAGTAAAGGAGGTAATGCAGTTATAGATTCTTGCATTGTGCTTAAGAATGGGAGAGCCTCCAAATTGTAGCGCCCTCTGGCTTCCCAGTATCTGTTTCTTGAGCATTTTTTCATACGCCCATTCAATATCTTCTAGCACGTCTTCGTGCGAAGAGTATTTATCAAGCATCATTTTCTTAACTCTGTCAACAGCCTCTGCCCAAGTTTCCCTTCTCTTTTTTTCTGGTATCCATCTTGCATACTTAGAAACGAAGGTGTAATTCATGAGCGACTTTATAGACATATATATATCCTGTTCCTTATATCAATTATTTGTTTACTTGCAACACTGGGGTCTCTTTGACTTAAGCTTCCCTCTATCAATATTATATACTATAGATTGCCTTTTGTCAAATTTTTCTCGTATAATTCCTCAACTATACTACAATCCATTCTATCGTCATAAACATTAAGGCTTATTACCTGTCCAGCTTGGAGATTAGAACGTCAAACTTTTCGTTGAGCTTATCGTTGATTGCCAGCTTGCAGTCTACGACACTTTCTTCGAGAGAGTCTATTTTTGTTTCTATTTTCACCTCAAGACTTACTACTTTGTCTTCTATCGAGGTCATTCTACGGTTTAATGCATCGTTCACTTTTTCCTCCAATAGAATAATTTGTTTACTATGGCTAATCATCGTAAGTAAAACCCAACCCAAGAGGGGTAGAGCCACCAACTGAATGAAACTGCTTATCATTTCCCATGAGTCTGGCATAATTGTTCTCCAATGAATATAAAAAAAGAGGGGTGAAAGAGTATCCCCCACCCCTCATTTTAAAACCTGTCTTACTACATACCAGTAATGGCTTTGTAATTGAAGAAGTCTCCACCACTAGCGACAGTGAGCGTCACGAAGTCAACCTTCATAACTAACTCACCCGGAATTGCCCGAGTTGGATTAGCAGCCGAGTCGGTGCGTTGATTAGTCGAGTTACCAGCAACTGGGTCCCAAGGGTTGTTGCCCGTGAGAGTGGTAGGTTTAGCAACCGCAGTACCGGCAGCATTGAGCCACAAGTATCGCGAATTAACCTTGTTACCGTTGTTGAAGAACCCAACGCGAGCAAATCGGTTCTTTCTCATCAGGCTCGTAGTGTCGGCACCAAAATCATGCTCAAACTGATGAATAGCGTCTACTACGCTACCTTGACCAGTGATAAGAATGTTGGTCTTAGCAACGCCAGAAAGTGTAGAGCTGCTTGCGGCAATAACGTATTTACCAGCGGCCTCATAGCCAAATGTGCCAGCGGACAGAAGCTTGAAATTGGAACTTAAGCCATCAGCAATTTCTTTTGGCCTTGTGCCATCAGCGAAGTCGGTAGCATTATCTTTTAATGCCAAAGCTTTGGTAATTACCGTTCCGGTGGTTACATTACTTAAAATAGTGCCACCCTCAGTAGCTTCACCGGGAAAGGCTCCCCCAGTAGTGTTTACCAAGTAGGCGGCCTGATTAGCAGGAACTGCCATAATAGATCTCCTTTGAAAAATTAGTTAAACTTAATACTATATCTTGTCCCAATTATCCAAAAAAAATCCAGTTCCACCCTAGTATACACAAATTATACCAACTGGCCGTTACTTTTTCTACAAATTTTTATAGCCCTTTTTAATCTTCTTCTAGCCGTTTCTCTGCTATATCCATTGGCCTTCGCTATTTCTACCATAGTCATGTTACCAATATATCTTTGTTTTAAGATATCGGAAACATCTCTCGGTAGTCCAGAAAGCACATCCATAAATTCCCCTGAAGAATCTCTGTAAACAGAGTCGGATTTGATAAAGTCTAGCTGAAGACTGTCGAGATATAACATCTGCTTCTTCTTTTTTAGTTCATTCTTGTAGGCAAAAGAAAGCTGCTGATATAGATAGGAGGTGAACTTTGCACCTCTAGAAGCATCGTACTTATCTATACACTTCCACAGAGTGATCATCTTTATAGAATCTATCTCATCTCTGTCAATGGAGCGATTGTACCTATTAGATACAGCGTTCATTATGTTTACAATATTAGGGTCTTTCAAAAGTTTGTCAATTTTATCCATCGTTTCCTCTCAATATTATCCCACCACGGGATTTTTTAAGTTCAAGTAATCCACTCAGACCCTCAAGATAACCTTTATCCATCTTGTCTGAAACAATATATTCAACCTCACCTTCCGGTGACACCAACATAGACCAATATTTTTCAGTCTTTAGTTGTTTTTTCACTAGGTCTACCGTAGCCTGAGTATTTTCATTTGAAAATATCTCCTGCTCAGTGTAAACGCACAATTCTTTTTCTATGTCTGTTCTCACATCCTTAATATCAAAAAGTTTTCCAACGCCTATAAAGAATGAGTATCTTCCCATAATTTTCAAGGCTTCTATTCCATTCACTAGTTCTATTTTGTCTGTTATCTCATTAGTTATGCTAAAATTACTGTGGCCCATCCAGCAGTCCCATCTGTCAGAAGGTTTCATACGCGAATCTTCTGGATATGTCCCGAGTGGGGTGGATATGAAACTTTGTTGAGGGATAAATATTTCGGGAGATAGGAATTCTGGGGGTATTTCGATTTCACTATATGTCGATTCGTCCCCATTGATTTCTGGCACGATTATGTCTTTTGATAGCATCATCTCCTCTACTATAGCGTTCCAGCTCTCCCAAGCTATTTGTTTAGGTTTGGACATAGAAACCTCCGTTGAGCGATTATAATTTAAATACGTCACGAGGTGAGACTGCTACAGACTCACCTGAAATGCCTCCTGAAGTACCATCTTTAATATTACCCGCTGACAACAAAAACCCCTTTATGGTTTGGACTATGGTTAAAAAGTCCTCTTCGTTACCTTCTAATACACATTGTTCCCTAAGTCCGTTTAATATTTTTTCTATTAGATCGTCATATCCTATGCCATAAAATATTGAAGCGAGTGCGCCCGTTCCGCTCTTGGTAGAGTCCCAGTCGCAAGTATAGCCAAATTCCCCATTTTTATCTATGGTTATGGTTAGCTGGGCCAGTAGGTCTTCGCTAGAACTGGGAAGATCTTCTTGATATAAGTGGTTCGTAGTATTCATCTATTTTTATATCCAATCCTTGTATTTCTCTGTAGGGGAAAAAATTTCCAGACTTATTGCTCCCCGACATATCTGGCATAATAATCGTATAAACGACTTCAGCGTCTGAACCATTGACCCTTCTGAAACCCGTCACCTCCACGTTTAACCAAGTGGGATCTATGTGGAAATATTTTAAAATTATATCGTTGACGGTTTCTTTTTCATCTTTTGTAGACATATACCCTTGCGGAAGACTCATGTCGTCACACAGATATAGCTGAAAATACCTAGGATCAGAAATGTGAAGGGTTTTTACAGTCTTTCCAATCAGGAGCGTTACTTTAATCTTCATCCGGCTCTTCTTCGGTCGGGGGACTGGTGGAAATTTGATCTTTTACCTTTTGTAGAATCTCAAACTGGGCAGCCGCCCTCTGGTAATTGTTTAGGTGTTTTAGGAGCTTATCTACCCCTCCCTCAGAGGCCTGATTTTGCATGATCGCGTTTATTTCAAACGCACACCTGTCCATGCGTGCTTTTATGTCGCTTTCTGTAGCATCTATTATATTCATTATTGTTTATCCTGTAGATATAGGAGATCTGTGGTGGCGAGGGTTGCAGAATCACTGAAGAATGAAAAACATATGAAACAACAGCACCCCACCACCAAGAGATCTCTCTATTTATTCAGCAACTCGAATGGTGTCGCCTATGACCCAAGCTGTGACGATGGTAATAACACCGACAATTTGATCGGTGTCAAGCGTAAATCCAAAAAGTTCAGAAGATACGACGGCAGCCAACCCGACAGCCGATACCCAAAATCTACGCGACTTCAAAAGTGATTTCACTTTATCCATTTTAAATCTCCAATTAAAAATTAGTTACAGTTCACCTTATTCCAAAAATTAAAATCCTTTTAGTTTAGCATAAACGTCTTCCATGAGCTTCAGTACGGGTGCAATAGGTGTTTTGCTCGCAATATCTGAGGTTCATACCTCAACCCACCCTTTAGGGTGACGTTGTCTTCTCGTTCATTATAGTGTATACCTCGTCATTTGTCAAACTATTTCTTGAGTGTTATTCAATTTTTATTGAAAAAGAGAGACTCTAAAGTCCATTGACGATCTCTTTGGCGGAATTATCCCATGAAAAGCGTGTTCCAGTGTTTGTGCCAGCTTCATTTAATTCTAGGTTATTTTGTTTTTTATCGCTGTGAACCGCCCTCATATGGCAAACCATCTGTTCCTTTTCTGACTCTCCTATGTTTGCCCATAGTCCACGAGAACCATCAAAGAAAACACCGTCATGAGCCGTTTCTAAATTCTCTATGTCTACTAGAAGCGAGTTCTCGCTGTTGCAAAACTCTGTATGCGCTGAGTAGTTTGTAGCTATGACCTGTTTTCCACAGGCCATCATCTCAAGAAGCTCTAGGTTCCAACCCTCGGCCCGCGATGGAAATATCCCGCAGTCAGCCTGCTTCATTACATTATATACGTCTTGGTGTGTTTTCTGTCTTGGAATCATTCTTATCTTATCGCCAAGAGGAGATGACTTGTATAGGTTTTGCCAGTCTTGATTGCCTTGACCTATAAAGGGATTGTCACACATCATCCATAATTCAACATCATCAGCCTGAGTGAAGGCGCTACTAAAGCACTCAAGCAAAACGTCGTGACCTTTTCTTTTTTCCCATTTTCCGCAGTTTAAAAAGACTGTAGGTATTCTGCCAGACTTGACAGGAGTAAATAGTTCCGCATCAACTCCCAGAGGGACTACATGAACGTCTTGGTCTGAGAACCTATGTGACATCTGGTCTAGAATTATCTGCTTTGCCCATTTTGAGCAGACAAATATTTTATCGCAGTGATTGAGGCTGCTCTTTTCTTCATCATTAAATTCAGTGAGTTCAAAGATGGGGAAGCCTATGTGTTTGCCTTTACCGACAAATTCGTATAGATCGTTCTGATGCCATATCTTTACACAGTCGTTGCTACTATTGTCACGGCTTCTGTTGTCCAATCCGGATTGTATAGCTGCGTCAACGAACTCTGGTCTTGAAATAGGGTATAGGGCGCTGGTGGGATCTAACCCGTATAAGCTTTTAAAAATATTATATCCAGCAACCCCATAACCTAAATTGTTTATGGGAGCAATTAAGTTAATCATTCAACCCTTAAATTTATAGTTCTGTTATTTTAAGTTCGGTTTCACACATGGGACACAAATCTATAACTGTACCCTCGTGGACGCCATTCTTGTGCTGTCCTATCAGGAGAACCTGCATAATCATGCTTTCTCTCGACTTGGAGTCCTCAATGAGTTGATTAAGAGCAGGAACGCTAATCGTTGGGACGGGTTTTTCCTTGGTCATTTCTTTGTGCAGAAGGACTTGAAGCACTATGTTGATCATACATAGAACCATCACGAAGTGTCCTATTGGTTTAATATCGCTCATATTATTTGCTCCCTATTGCTTGATACTTGCCAGTGGAAAAGTTAAATATATATACTGCCCCGATGCTCATATTTGAGTAAGAAATACCTACTCTGACATATCTTCGATCTGGAGAAACTATAACGGGCCCTGCCGTCATCATGTTTCCTTGAGGGAGGATAGATATAATTGGATGATAACCAACAGCTCTATTCTTTTGAGGCAAAAACATACCTGCTAAAGACGCTTTTCTTCTATCTCTTGCTAATTCTTTAACCGCAGAAGTATAAGTGAGGCTGTTTAGTTTTTCTCTAAGGGACAACTCTCTTTGTGGCCGCTGTGCCATAACAAGGGTTGGCAATACAACCATAACCACAACGAGTAAAGATTTCTTAATGACATTCATTATACAAACAATTCCTTTATAACTTTTCCGGAGTTGGCGATTTTCATAGGTCTTCCGCTATTGCTAGTGAAGGTTGTGCTCAAAGAAATTCCTAACGCCTTACAAACAGATGCCATAACATCCTGAGATGTATAAGGGTCTGTTATAACCTTAGTGCCGTCATCGCTTGTTGCCCCTACCGCGATACCACCATTCATGCCTGCTCCACCAACCACGACGCTCCAACTACGAGCCCAGTGATCGCGACCAGCGTTTCCGTTGATGCGAGGAGTACGGCTGAATTCACCCATCCAAATAATGGCGGTGTCTTTTAATAGCTCTCTTTGCTCAAGGTCTTCAACCAATGCACTCATTCCTTGATCAAGCACGGGCAGCTTATTATCTTTTAGTGTCGGATGGATATTTTGGTGATTATCCCACCCTCCTAAATTAACCTCAATAAAGGGAACTCCGACTTCGACAAGTCTTCTTGCCATTAGGCAACCTTTACCAAACCCATTATCTCCGTATCTTTCTTTAACGGGTTCAGGTTCGCCCGCGATCTTAAAGGCCTCCATCTGTTCGCTTGTAAGAAGGTTGAACGTTTGCTTTAATACTGACTGGTGATCCTTAGCGAGAGAACCTCTTCTCTGATTAATAAAATTAGTCTCTAAGAAATCAAGAGCATAGGCTCTTTGAATGAGCCTTTCGTCTACCTTCATGTCTAGGTTTCTTATTCTTCCGTCGCTATTGACAGAAAAAGGATTATACTGAGCTCCGAGAAAACCTGCCCCCATGCTCCCGCCGCCGACAGTAACAAACTGGGGTATTTCAATGTCGTCTCGTCGGAGTTGATGAGATAGGACAGAGCCATAGCTGGGGTGTTCCATTGACGGACTAGGAACATAGCCCGTATGCATATAGTAACGTCCACGCATGTGGTCAGCTTCACGAGTACTCATTGATCTAATGATAGCCATGTTGTGCATCTGCTTGGCCATTAACGGCATATGTTCACAAATCTGGACATCTCCCGTTGTGCCAATTGGCTTAAATGGCCCACCAGTTGCGGCGTCCGGTTTAAGATCCCAGATATCCATAGTGGACGGACCACCGCCCATCCATAGCAGGATGGCGGATTTCCCATTCTTCTTTATCTCTTCCTGATTGGCTTTTAGGGTTTGAAGAAGCCCAAGAACACCAGCAGTACTCGTTAAAAATTCTCTTCTTTTCATTCTAATTCTTCCTTTAAACTAAATAATTAATTCTTGTCTTACTTTGCCGCCGTCTATGATTTCAATAGGCCTATCTCCGGGAGCCATCAGCTCTTTATCTGCAACAATACCTAGTTGATTATATATAGTTGCGGCCCAGTCTTTAACGGTTAGAGCGTCTTCTTCTGGCTCACTAGCCGTGGCATTAGATTTACCGTAGACTATACCTCTCTTGACTCCTCCTCCGGCCATAACAACACTAAACACTTTAGGCCAATGGTCACGACCCGCAGTAGCATTAATCTTAGGTGTTCGACCAAATTCAGAAGCCATACAAACAAGTGTTGAGTCAAGCATACCTCTATCGTCTAGGTCTGAAATAAGAGCAGCGAAGCCTTGGTCAAGGGCTGGAACCTGTCTTTTAATTCCTGCCTCAATACCATCATGCATATCCCACCCGCCGTAGGTTAGTGTAACAAACCGAGTGCCAGCTTCAACTAAACGTCTCGCAAGTAACATTCTTGCTCCCGCAGTATTGCGTCCATATTTGTCACGAGTAGCAGCGTCTTCTTTATTGATGTCAAATGCTTCTCTAGCCTTCTGGCTATTAATTAAGTTATATGCCCTATCATAGAATGTATCGACGGCATCGAGTGAGTCTGAATTTTCTTTATTAGTAAAGCGATCATTGACAGTAGCTAGAACCTTCTGCCTCTTGATAAACCGATCATCATTTACTCCGTCGGGCAGGTTTAGATCACGTACCCTGAATCCCTCGCTGGCTGGATCTGCCCCAAGGCCAAACCCAGAATATGAACTGCTTAAATAACCAGTTCCAGCGTATTCATTAGGAGGGCTAGGAATACAAACATAAGGAGGAAGGTTTTTTCGTGGGCCAAATTCATGTGATACTACAGAACCTATGCTTGGATACTGGAGGGCTGGACTAGGACGATAACCAGTAAACATATTGTGCGTCCCTCTTTCGTGAGCCGCTTCACCGTGAGTCATTGATCGGCAAATCGCAATCTTATCAGCTATCTTTGACGTGTTTACCATCATCTCATTAAGTCTTACTCCGGCAACATTAGTTTGAATGCTACCCATCGGTCCACGATACTCAATGGGAGCAAAGGGCTTAGGGTCCCAAGTTTCTTGGTGAGCAGATCCGCCGGGAAGGTAGATAAATATGACGCTTTTTGCTGGCCCTTCCTTGCTCTCATAGAACTTCTGGTCGCCACAAACCTCTAGGGTTTGTAGAAGACCTAAAATGCCAGCGGTACTCGTTAAAAATTCTCTTCTTTTCATTATAGTAACCCTCTATCTTAAGATCTTCGTTTCTGGATATACTTCTTAAGTGCTTCTTTTTCCTGCCCATCAAGCTTGCCGTCCTTATTTTTATCAAACTTTTTCATCACCTCTTTATATCGAGAGTGTCTATCAGAAGAAGGTCTACTTTGAGGAGGTCTACCTTGAGGAGGTCTATCTTGAGGAGATCTACTACGTGACGGAGGCCCGAAGCTGGGGGTTCTTCCGTCAAAGCCACGAGTAGGCTTGCTGTGCGGAGGTTGAAAGTTAGGAGTTTTTCCGTCAAAGCCACGAGGAGGTGATGGGCGTTCTGCTTTACAGCATCCGGGTTTACATTTACACTTCTTTTTACAGTTACAATTACATGTGGGGCCACATTTATTGCAATGCGGGTAGGATGGCTTTGGAGACCCCTTTATCATTGCTGCCGACGCCAATTCACAAGGGATAATTATAACCCCTACCAATAATGCTAGTACGCTTCTTCTATTCATATCATTCTCCGTTTCTTTATTATCTGCTAATTATTTAAGCTGGGATTAACACTCTTCCATTCTTTGTGTATACGCCTTTTCTGGCAAACTCATAAATTTCGCCGGTAACTGGGTCTTTGTACTTATATCCCGCAACACTTTCCCCGTTTACAGGAATACACTTGCCGTCTTTTTCTACGTACCCCTCATTACAATTGGGTGGGTATCCGGCCTTTTCATCAGACTCAGAATTATGTTTGATTTGAAAGTCTACCGCAGCAATACTACTAAGACCTTCTATAGCCTTACCGACACAAACGGCATATCTCTGCTGACCCTCGGGATATTCTTTATTCATAACATCGTCACCCATACAGCGTGACATGAACTTATTTTTATCTTCGCCTTCTTTTTTAGATGGTATTGGCATCGGTGTCTCCTATGGTTTATGCCTGAAAGCTACTTCCACAGCCGCAAGACTTAACTGCATTAGGGTTACTAAAAGTAAACCCTCTCTGTGAAATGTCATTATAGTAATCTAGAACAGTGCCATCTAAATATAGGTCACTCTTCCTGTCTACAATAACGTCAACACCATGCTGACTAGATAGAGTATCTTTTTCTTCATCGTATTCATGGCTTACTGTGATGTTATATTCAAATCCAGAACATCCACCACCCTTCACGCCAACTCTTAGGTATTTTTCTTTATTGTCTTCAATATAGGTTTTGGCTTCGACTGCTGCCGCTTCTGTTAATTTAATTGTCATAGTATTTACTTTTCCTCGCCCTTAAGCTCTGTTGATAAATGATACTTTTCCCTAGTCTTCTCAATCCACGCCTGTTCTTCTTCCCTGCCTTCTCTAAGCCTAATGTTCAGAAGTATGTCTATCTGACCCGCTTGGTGGATATGAAGAGTATATATCTCGTGTATTTCTTTTTTTAGCTCATTTACACTATGGGCTAGAGCACACATTCCAACAGTAACAGTAACCAAAAATACTGAGTATACATAAGGGGCTATTGATTTTAGTAACTTCATATACTCAACTCCTGCGTTATGTTAAAATGCTTGACTGTAGCCACCACCCTTATAGTATTGACTTTGCCTCGCCTTCTAATAAGTATCTTGGGCGACCACCATTGTCCGTTCTCATGGTCTCTGTGCTTATTCCAAAGTGATCAAACAGAGTTGCTTGAAGATCAAGTGGCCCAACAGGATTTGCTATTGGGCTGTATGACCTGTCTGCCTCGCCAATTGTTCTACCTGACTGATATTCCCCGCCAGCCATAAGCATTGGAGTAATTGAGGGCCAGTGGTCTCTTCCAGAGTTTCCGTTAATTTTAGTTCTTCCAAACTCACCAGTAACAACAAGAATAATTTTCTCGTTTAGTCCGCGATCCCAAACGTCCTGTAGAAATCCGGATATGGCCTTATCAACAGGGGGAACTTTAGTTTTCATAGCTTGAGATATATCACTATGCATGTCCCAGCCGCCATATGTAAGTGTCACAAAGCGTGTTCCATATTCTGCAAGCCTTCTAGCAAGAAGTAGCTGCGTTCCTATGGTGTCGGAGCCATAAAGAGCTTTTGTCTTTTCATCTTCTTTATCTAGATTAAAAGCGTCCTTGGCAGACCCAAGAATTACATCATAGGCTTGTCCCTTATAGAACTCTGAGGACTTTGCTCCGTTACCAGAAATTCCAGTTGCGTCCAGAGCGTTTAACAGTCCTTTTCTATTGGTAAACCTGTCGATTTCTATTCTAGGGGTAAGATTGTCTTTGTTGGATGGGTCAAACGGTTTATACGCACCCCCAAGCCAAGATCCCTCATCCCCCTCTATTTTACCCTGTTTTACATAGGAGGGCATACCATTTTCTGGATGGTTAGTTCCATAGGAAGCAGACACGATAGACCCAAAGGATGGATGCTCTGTCATAGAGGTAGTAGTTCTGTCCGTGTTGTAATGTCCAGTCATCATAAAATGAGTTCCCTGTCTGTGGGAAGAGTCTTTATGACTGAAAGAGTTTACTACGTTTAGCTTGCTCGTATGCTTGGAAAGCTCTTTCCAATCAGCGCCAAGAGAGATGTTAGTTTTTGAATCATATATTCTACCGTTTGCTGGCTGCCATTCTGAGGGAGTGTTATCTAGTGGAGCATGAAATGTCTCAAATTGAGATGGGCCTCCTCCAAGCCATAGCCAGACCACTGTCTTGTCTTTGTATGCGACGGCCCCATCTTGAGAAAAGGCTCGGTCAGAAAGACCTATGGCGCTCATTCCGGCCCCTATGCCGCCAACCCTTAGAAAGTCTCTCCTGTTAAAGCTGATATCTAACATGTCATTCTCCCGAGATTGTTGTTTTATAATACGTCTTTTATGATATACACATAAAACAGTCTTTTATCAGAGATTCTGCGGAGTCGTATTTTGTTTTAGATGACAGACTCTTGACTAGCTTAGACGCATCCCTCTTTTTATAGCCCATGTTGCACAGACCAGAGATGGCTTCCGCCTCAATAACTTGACTCGTTGGGGGAGCTACGGCTTGGGGTGAGGCTTTCTTCTTTGGTTTAGTCGCCCTCTTCTGTTTGGGGGGTTTGCTGATTTTAACGACAGACTCTTCCCAAGTCTCGCTGGGTGTAAAGCCAACGTCTTTTGGTGGATTGTAGGTATTTTTTGCTGGAGTCCTTTTAGGGGGCGCGTATACTATTATCGGTCTCGCGGCAGCGGCAGCTATTGCCTCAAAAAACGCTCTTAAAAAGTACAAACTAATAGGAAGTATTAAACATCCTAAAAATAAAATTGCTAAATCCGAGTCCCAAGTTCCTACGTTTCTCATACTATTGCTCCTTAAAATTTCTTATTTGACACGCTCTGTTTTGTAACGACTCCACCTCTCTCTTCAAGAAATAAGTTTCCCTTTCGAGCTTCCTTTCCTCTCTCCTCACCGCTTGTCTTTTGAGTTTTACTTTTGCAAAATTCTTTTTCTTTTCCTTTGTGCTTACGCTCCTCTTTTTATTTCGTTTTTGATTTTTAACTTCTTTGGATTTGTTTTTCTTTTTCATAGGGTATTCACTATTCAACCTTTAGTCGCCTTGCCAGCTTTCTTTTTGTCTTGTTGAGCTTCTTTTTTTTCTTAGAAAGCTCTCTCTGGTCAGATGGAGAAACGTCTGGGCTATACTCCCTGTCTGAGAGGGTAGATATTTGGTCTTCTATTTTTTGTATTCGAGATAATATGTTGTTTTTGTTCATAGTTTTACGTAGTGTAAAAAACCGTCCCACCCCGAAAAACGTGAAAAAATCCGGGGCGGGGACGGCTACACAACCCCTACTAGAAGGGTTCTTTCTCCGAGTCTTCAGAGGCGGACACGGCTGAAGCCTTTTTCATATTGGTGGGTTTTACCACCTTTGAAAAACTACTAGGAAGAACGCTGTAGGAAGTCCTACTGTTTCCATTTTTATCTTCCCAGTCCCGCTGTCGAATTCGACCATCCACAATTACTCGATCACCCTTTTCAAGGCCAACATTTTCGGAATAAGCCGCATGGCTACCCCATCCGTCAACATCTAAATAGATGGTTTCCTCTTTGCCGTTTCCGATTGACTCGTTTACGGCGATACGAAATGTAACCAGTTCTTTTTCAGAAATGGTTTTATATTCGGGATCTTTTGTAAGATTTCCCTTAAGAACAATACGATTATTATACATATTTAAACTCCCAAAAATTTTTAACTAAACAGATAAACGACGAGATAAAGCTTTGCGAGCCAACACGCGGGCCTGCTTGACACCATGATCTCTCAACAGACCTCTAACAACACCACCACTGGAAGTACCAGAGAAAGTGGAATAAAAATCTCGGCCAGACATTTGGCCATTTGCAAAACTAGAAACAGTACTAATATTACGCTTCGTACTTAGAAGCGACGTCCAATTTGTAGTCATCAAGACTCTCCTTTTCTTTTCAAAGAAACAATAGCTAACTTATGTGGACTATTATAAACGCTGTCCATCAATCGCGACTTTCTCTCACTGCCCATGTATAGGAACTCGAACCCGTGTGCATTTCTACCGTGTCCCACAACCAATAGGCCATCTTTTATTACTCTTCTTACTTTGTATATACCGGCGTCTGTAAAATAAATACGCTCACCGCTATCTTTAATATAATAGTCTCCAGACCTACCAATGACACGTATATATTCTCCAATATCTAGAGATTTCCAATCTTCAATAAATCGGCTTTTCTTTTTATAGAAAACAAATCCGCAATCTTTGCAGGAAGACAGTCTTGCGTGACACTGCTCTTGACAGTCTGGGCAAACTTTAACTGGGGCTTTTCTTTTATTTTTCATTCCTCAATCCTTTATGCTAATGACTAACACCATTATATCATATAGCGTCCCATTTGTCAAATCTTTTTTTTATTTTTTTTATCAAATCCCATAGAGTCGTGTATGCCGTGTCGCCGGTTGTAGCATTGTTCGACTATGTGTTCCTGAATAT